GCGGGGGCTGCGGCCCCGGCGGCGGCTGCAACGGCTGCGTCAACTGGTGGTAGTTGGGCGGCGGCTGGTGCGGCGGCGCTTTCCGCGATCATGTCGCTTGCAACGTCAATCTTTGGTGGCGGGCGTTATAATGGTGGTTCTGTCAATGGTGGTAGTCTGTATCGCGTAGGGGAACACGGTATTCCTGAGCTATTCCAGACGAGCAACGGGCGTCAGTATATGATTCCTGGGGAAAATGGTAGGGTAATTCCTGGCCGTGATCTCTCCAATGGTAGCGGCATCAATATGCCTGTTAACATCACTGTTCAGACCACAAACGGGTTTAGCGACGAAGACAGTCGCAGACTTGAACAGACGATGGAACGCGTCGCGATGAAAATGATGGCAAGGGAATCACAACGACCCGGCGGTATGTTGCAACCTCGCCGCAAATAAACATAACCCCGGTACAATGCCGGGGTTATCTTTATTCAATTTCATCATTTTTAAATTCGCCGTTTGCATAAAGCTGTAATGCTTTTATTAGTTCGTCAGCTTGCTTTTTGTCTATTACAATCATCTCGCAGTCGCTAACGATCCATAATCTCCCGTCATCTTCAATACTAAGATTAATACTTCTGCATTCTTCAGTCTCATGAATAACCATTGTTAACCTTCGTCATGTTATTGATTTCGTGAATAAATTTACTCAAATCTTGTATATCCCCTTTCAATTTTCCCTCCGTGTACACTTCTGGCAAATACCGCGTCAGTATACCTGAAAAATGGGCATGTATATGTATCACCTTTACTATCCATATATTTTAACACCCATGCCATACGTTTTACGTTGCTTTTGTTTGCCGGGTTTTTCATTTTATTTTCCTCCGCAAATCACAACCTGCCGTTTCTTGCTATGTAGCTGCGAGCAAACATCACCTGCCAGATGTTCCAGATCTCCCGCCACGTAAATTTATCATCTTCCATATTTCACCCCATCACGCTTATAAGGCTTGTTGTCAGCAAACGGGATTAGCTCATCGTTTGCCACCTGGCGATTAAACCAGTCTTTCAGGACAGCCAGGGAAAACCTGATACCGTAGCTGTGCAGTTCGCGCCATCTCATTTGTGTGCCCCTTTTACTCCACAGTGGCGGTTGTATTCCAGGTGGTCAATAATTAACCAAACTTTCAAGTCTTCACTGAACAGCCGCCAATCAGGGTTAATGTCCATCTTGTATCCGTAACCATCGCGTAACTTTTTGGGGTAAACCTCTTTTTTAAGGAAAGCATCAAGCAATTGTTTTCCTTTCTTGATGATCCGTTCCTGGGCGTTTTTCTGTGCTTTCAGGTTTTTGCCGATCATTACCAATTTCATAACTCACCCCCACGCAATCAATCAGTTGACCACTTTCAGGAAGAAATCGCGGTATTCATCTTCTTTTGCGTTCATCATGAATTGACCGTATTTGAATGCGTCATCAAATCCCTTTACAATCGCAACTTCCACCTGTTCGAATGCTTTGTTCAGCATCACAACCACATAGCGTTCCATATTGTCCCCCCTTTGTTGGTACTGCTTTCCTTTCTTGATTTCTATATACATCTTATTACGTCCTGTGTGAAGCCATTTCGTAAACTAGGTATAATTCTTGTGACGAAGTTATCATTTTTCGCGTAGAAGCGCGTAAAGGTGTATTCGATATGTAACTTATAGGGGGAATCATGCCAGAAGTTTTCAAATGGACGCCGCAAAGAAGCTACAGCGTGACCAGGGAACCAAATGTGTCTGTCGTTAAACTTGGTGATGGTTATGAACAGCGCCAGGCGAAAGGGATTAACACGTTGCTTGATAGCTATACCCTGGTTTTCAAAGGCAGTAGCGCGGGATGTGGTGATGCCGGAAATGTAGCGCTACAGGTTGACGCATTTTTAAGGGCGCGCGGCGCTGTAGAGGCGTTTTACTGGACTCCGTCAACTGACGGGGTGAGAAGGCTTTTTGTGTGTAGAAGGTGGAGCATGACGAAAGATGGCCCCGTCTGCACGCTAAACGCAACGTTTGAGCAAGTTGTTAGCTAATGGGGGTTGTTATGTACGGTTTTTGTGTGGTTGATAAGACTGAATCTTTTACATTATTTGCCGACTATGAGATCAACGACCTTGCTGTAAAAGCTGACAATGGCGATATATGGTATTTACATGATATGGGGGACGGGTATGTCGGGTGCAGATCCAGGGAGGGGAAGGAGGTTTTATTTTTGGTTGATGGCGTATAAAAACAACCCCGCGCGAAGCGGGGTTTTTCTTGTTAGAAATTCATGTGCATCAATCCCATTGGGTGAGAATGCGCCATGTTGCTGGCTATCGCCGCCCAGTCCCAATCAGCAGCGTGAACACCAAAGACGATCAAGCCCATTGCGATTAGTGCTAAAGCTTCGATTTTCATGATCCGCCACATTAGTTTAGAAAGGCGTAAACTATGGCAATTGCGCCAGCCACTACCAAAACATTCTCGATAACCTTATCCATAATTGCCGCCTATAAGTTATCGCGCAGATAATTAACGCCTTTATCAGTGACGAATGAATGATTAACCTGGTTTTCATCCGTCATGATGATGAATAACTTTTCCTGTAGGTATTTCGCTTTTGGGTACAGCGTCAAACAGACCTGGTAAAGTATCCCGCGCTCAATCAGCAAATCAATAAATTCGTGCTCATGATAACCGACGAGGCAGGCGGCCTGTTTCAACGTGTACACATAATCGCCGTGATTGCGCCACCCCATGTTGCCGCCTATTTATCGAATGCGCCCATATTATCGATACAGAAGTCTTTAGCAGCCTTTTCGTATTCGCGTTTTGCTCCTGGATCGTCTGCCGGGAAACCTTTTGCGTGTATTTCACCAGGGCAAGACTGATCCATAGGATCAGCGAATTCAACATTGACGTTAAAGTTAATATCTTTCGGGTTCATCTCTTCCGCCTTATCCTGCACTTGTACCGGAATAACATAATAATCACGAGCACTAGACCAACAGCGGAGCAATTCACAACCTTCATCACGCGCTGATTCGAATGTGTCAAATAGTCCCATGCTTTCCCATTCACATTTATCAGTCCACACGTCTAACCTGTATTTTGCATTTTGTTAACCTCTCATTTGACAGGTTCGATCCTGTATCCCAAAACGCGGTCATCTTCAGCAAGTAAAAGCGCGTCAGTCAGTGCCTCGCCTTCATCCTTATACAGAGCAACAGTCATTTCCCTGCCGTCTGTCAGAAACACCCTCAACCTCCACACCTTATCATCCATATCACACCTCCGCGCCATTTTGTTAACCATGCTTCCTTTTGAGTACAATATACATACTGTAAAAAACGCGATCAACCGTTTTGGTATGATTTAGCGTGATGGCGATCACAAAATGACAAGGTGATAAAATGCGCAACATACCTACAGAGATGATTATTGATTCCGTTGATGCCGGAGTCGGCGCGGTAATTGACTTGTTTGAATTAGACCTCACTCCCCTGGGTGGCGAGGTTATCCGCTTCCATTCCGGCGCGAATGGCTATTACGGCTCAGTTATCTGGAAGGGCTTGGCTTACAACAGCTACCCAATCGAGGTTACTGGCTTCGAAATGAAAAACGAAGGCGTTTACTCACGTCCACAAATGGCAGTGGCAAACATTGGCGGGCTAATCACTGGGATGAACAACGATTTCAACGACCTTCGAGGAATGAAGGTTACTCGCCGCCAGGTGGAAGTGAAATACCTGGACGCCGTCAACTTCCCCAATGGCAACCCGGATGCAGATCCGTCTGTCGAGGCTGTATCTTTTTACGTCGTGGAGGCCATGAGCGAGGAAACAGCGGATCAGGTGCAATATGAACTGTCAACGCCAATTGATGCTGACAAGGCCGTTATCCCTGGGCGCACCATCCTTGCTGACGTTTGCCAGTGGCAATACAGAGGCGACGGTTGTATGTACGCTGGCGGACCAGTAGCAAACGATAAAGACGAGCCGACAAGCGATCCTAAAGCCGACAGATGCAGCCACCGCCTGAGCGGTTGCCGTTTGCGTTTCCCTCGTCCAAATCCGTTACCAATTTCCTGTTTCCCTGGTTCCAGCAAGGTAGGTTAATCATGGTGATGGAAGACAAAATGTTGCGTTATGCCGCCGCGCATCCGTTTGAAGAAGTTTGCGGACTGGTAATAGATAACGAATATTTTTACCCGTGCGCTAACGTGTCTGAAACGCCCTACAACAGCTTCAAAATTTCGCCGGACGATTACATCAAAGCTGACGAATTGGGCGTTATAACCGCCGTTTTTCACTCTCACGTTGATGATATTCCGGTATTGTCGGCACGGGATCGACAACAGCAGGTTATTTCAGGACTACCCTGGCTTTTGTATTCAGGCGGAAGGATCAGGAAATTCCGTCCGGTAGCGCACCTGCTAGGCAGAAAATTTGAACACGGGAAGGCAGATTGTTACTCGCTTTTCCGTGACGCCTATCATCTTTGCGGCGTGGATCTACCGGATTTTGAGCGCCATGATGGGTGGTGGCTGCGTGGGGAAAACCTGTACATAAAGAACCTGCCATTGCACGGGTTTTTCATGGTTGACGCTCAAAGCATTCAGCCCGGTGATGTGATTATCCGCCAGCCGTTTAAAGGCGCTGACCCATGCCACGCGATGATTTACCTGGGTGATAACACTGTTTTGCATCATGACCATGCCGGACTATTAAGCCGCCGCGAGCAAATGCGGCCCGCGTATGTTCGACAGACTCATTCAATATGGAGATCTGATAAATGCTCAAATTTAGATTTACGGGCAATCTTCGAAGATATTACAGCAAAGTGTGTTTAAACGTTGAAACGCCAGCGCAAGGACTTCGCTTATTGACCGCGCAGAATCAGGAATTCAAGAAGGCGTTTTTAAATACACCTTTGCGTTTACGAATTGCCGGGAAAGATTACGACGAAAAGACCGCGCCAGCTGCGGTTAATAGCAAATATCCAGATGGGACTACGGTAATTATTGCGCCAATAGTGGAAGGTGGTATTGCAGGGATCGGTGTGGTCGGTTGGATTATGATCGGAATATCAGTTGTTAGTGTCGCATTTTCTATTTTCATGTCTCGCAACATGAAGGTGAAAACATCATCAGAAAGCGCACAGGATAACACCATAACAAACAACAGTTACACCAGCATAGAAAACAGGGTGGGCCAGGGTAGACCAGTGCCAATTTTATTGGGCGAAATGAAAATCGGGTCTAACGTTGGATCGCTGGGTATTGATACAACCAACAATAAAGACGCCTTAGACGTTGTAAGTTAACAGGAGATAAAGCCATGAGTAGCGGCGGCGGCAAAGCAAAAACACCAACATTGATAAATGATAACCTGTATCATAAACAGTTTTATCGTGTTTTGGATATTCTCAGCGAAGGCCCAATCTACGGCCCTGTAAACCAGAAAGCGCCATTAAACAGCGTTATGCTTAATGACACACCTGTAACTGACGCGAACGGTAATACAAGCGTTCCAGGTGTTAGCGTAGCGTGGCGCAATGGTACGCTAGATCAATCACCTATTAACGGTTTTAACGCCATCGAATCAACCGTTATTGTTAACGCTCAGGTGAAACACGATACCCCAATAATCAGGACTGTATCAGATCCTAACGTTACGCGCGTGCGCCTGAATATCGGCGTCGATTCACTTGTACAATCTGACGAGCAAAGCAATCAACATAATGCATCTGTTATGATGATGATTGACGTGAAGCCTTCGTCTTCTTCTACGTGGACGCTTGTTAAAGACGTCACTATAGGCCCAGGTAAGATCAGCGGAGAATATCTTGAAGCGCATATTATCAACGCACCGGATGAAAAACCGTTTGATATTCGCGTTCGCCGAGTAACGGCTGATAGCACAAGCGATCTATTGCAAAATGATACGCGATGGAGTAGCTACAGCGAAATAATAGACGATAATTTATCTTATCCTCACTCCGCTGTAGCAGGCGCGGTAATTGACCACGACCAGTACACTGACACGCCTACACGCACTTATCACCTGCGCGGCCTGATTGTTGACGTGCCTGATAACTACGACCCGGAAACGCGCACATATTCAGGTTTATGGCTTGGTGGCTTCAAAAAGGCATACACCAATAACCCTGCATGGCTTTTCCGGTATCTGGTGAAAAATGAACGCTTCGGGCTTGCCCGTCACGCTGGTTACATCGACGTTGATGACGGCGCACTGTATACGCTTTCCCAATACTGCGACCAGTTGGTAAACGACGGTTACGGTGGCCTTGAACCACGCATGACGCTTAACGCTTACATCACTGAGCAAATGAGCGCCCGCGACTTGCTGGACAACATTGCGGGTATGTTCCGTGGTATCGCTTTATGGGACGGGCAGCGCCTTACTGTGATGATTGATGCTCCACAGGATCCAATTGCCACCATCACGAATGCTAACGTCGTTGATGGCGCGTTCACTCGTTCAAGTATCGCCCGCGCAGAATCTTACAACGCCGTTATCGTGTCATGGACTGACCCGGAAAACGGCTGGGAACAATCAAAAGAATACGTCGCAGATGATGAACTGATCGCCCGCGATGGTTACAACGAAACCACGTTGGAGGCTTTTGGTTGCACGTCACGCGGGCAGGCGTACCGCGCAGGCAAATGGCTGATAGAAACAGCAAAACGCGAACCCTCAAAATTCACGTTTAAAATGGCCCGTGACGCAATTCACTTCACCCCAGGTGATATTATCGAGATACTCGACAATAACCGCGCTGGCGCTCGTTTAGGCGGTCGCATCGTGGCGAATAACGGGAAAGTGATAACTGTAGACAAGGTTGATTCTGACCTGGTGGCGGCTGGCGACGCTATCAGCTTACTGGACAGCGACGGCAAGTTCAAAAAACATCAGATCACTGGAGTTAACGGAAACAATATTACCCTTGCGGCAGCGCCCGCATGGATTCGTAACGGGACCGTGTTTGCCGTATCAACTGAATCTGCAAAACCCGTTCTGTGCAGAATTACCAGCGTAGCGGAAACAGAAAATAACAGCGTGTACACCATTGAGGCTGCACAGCACGATCCTCACAAACAGGCTGTAGTTGATGAAGGCGCAATCTTCGAGGTAAACAACGACACGCTTAATCACTTCCGCGTTCCGAACATCGAAAACCTGAGGGTGTTAAATGTTGGTTCTGAGACAGTTCAATGCCGCGCAACGTGGGAAACACAGACTACAACGCATCGCCTGACCTTTGAGATCCGCATATATAACGCAGATGGTGCGGTAGTTAAAAGCTATGAAACAACGAAATACAGTTATGATTTTTATGGCATCGACGCTGGCGCGTATTCGTTAGGAGTTCGCGGAAGAAATGATACTGGCATGAAGGGTGCAGAAAGTATCGTTGACCTTGTCGTCGGTGCGCCCGCCGCGCCAATTGGCGTAAATTGGGTGCCAGGTGTATTTCAGGCGACAGTATACCCGATAAGTAAGACAACGCTAACAACTGATACAGCGTACGAATTCTACTATGCAGGGGAAAACCAGATCACAGATCCGGCAAAAATAACCACGGCGGCACAGTTTACCGGGCGCGGGTATCAGTGGACGTTCGGCGGAATGAACACGGGCCATACTTATTACGTTTATGTGCGTACACGTAATGCTTTTGGCGTGTCAGACTTCGTTGAGGCATCAGGTAAGCCGACAGAAAATTTTGATGAAATTAGCGATTTCGTCACCAATGACGTGATGAATTCAGAACAATTTAAGGAAATGGTAGGCGACATTAAGGATCTTGGGGACCGCACTGACATTATCGAAAGTGCAACTGAAGACCTTAAAGCAGCTACCGATGATCTTAAAACAGCAACTGATAGCCTAAGCGGAATAACTGAAGGCTTAAGAAATGATACTGATTCCCTTAAAAAAGACACTGAAGACCTTTACAAGAAAGTCGAAGAAAACGCCGATGAAATAGGCAAACATGAGGTAAGAATCGACTCATTAGAGGTATCAAGCGAAAACGTAGGTAATGAACTGGCACAGACAAAAGCAAGCCTACAAAACGCATCGCTTGCTCTTATTAATAATTCGCTTGCTCAAACTAACACGCGCGTAACTCTTACCGCTCAATATAAAAAAGGTCGCAGCGAAACGAAAGCGCAAATCGACCGTATAGACAATGTCATTGCTGACGAAAAACAGGCAACAGCAGAAGCGCTTGAAACTATCACCGCAGAGATGAACACGATGGACTCAAACATCAAAGGCGAGATAGCGCGAGTAGACAAAGCTATTGCAAACGAAACACAGGCAAGAACTGAAGCCATTAGCAATGTTAACGCCAGCATAAGCACACTGGAAAGCAGCACAACAGCCAGCGTTAATCGTCTTGATCAGGCAATAGCTGATGAGTCCGCCGCGCGTGCTCAAGCAATTAGCGGAGTGAACGCCAGCATAAGCACGCTTGATTCTAAAGTAACGAGCAACATTACGCGTATAGATAAAGCAATTGCTGACGAAACGCAGGCAAGAACGGAAGCAATAAGCGGAGTAAATGCCTCAATAAGCAGCCTTGAAAACAAAACAGATGCAAGTGTTTCTCGTCTTGATAAAGCCATCGCAGATGAGAAGAGCGCAAGAACTGAAGCTATCAGCGGAGTGAATGCAAGCATCAGCACGCTTGATAGCAAGGTTACAAGCAACGTTACCAGGATTGATAAAGCCATTGCAGACGAAACGAAGGCCCGCACTGACGCGATAAGTAACCTTAACTCATCGCTTACCAGTACGATTAACTCGAAGGTGTCTGAGGTATCAACGGCACTTTCTACGCATGAAGCATCAAGCGCAGAAAAATTTAGCCAGATCTCTGCGTCTTTCGAATCCGTAAACTCAAGTATTACAGAATGGTCGCAGTCTATGGCAACGGCTGACGAGGCATTATCAACCAAAATTGATCAACTGAAAGTAACCGTTAACGGGAACACAACTGCTATAGAGACGACGTCGAAAGCGTTAACCGACTTCAAAGGTAATGTTGATGCGACGTACTCTATCAAGCTGGCAACCGACAACAACGGCATGAAGTACGCAACAGGTATGTCTCTTGGGCTGACTGGTAGCGGCACTAACGTTCAATCGCAGTGCATTTTCCTCGTTGACCGCTTCGTGTTGATGACCGCAGCAAACGGCACATATACAACGCCTTTCTATGTGTCTAACGGCGCAATGTATGTAAAAGAAGCGTTTATTAAAAACGCATCAATAGGAACGGCTAAAATTGCAGACGCAGCCATTACTACGGCTAAAATTGCACAGCAAATACAGTCAACCAACTATAAAGCCGGTTCAGCTGGCTGGATGATTGACAAGAACGGTAGCGCGGAGCTTAACAACGTAACGGTAAGGGGGGCAGTGTATGCCAGCAGCGGTAAGTTCTCAGGTTCGCTGGAGGCGAAGACCTTCATCGGTGACGTTGCAAATATGTATACAGGTAGTGACGTTAGTAGATTAAAGGATGGTTTGCTAGAAAAAACAATCACATACAATGATACATCGGATGCAGCGTATAGCCGCCATATCTGCGTTATGGCAAACGTTAAAGGTTTTGGTGGCTGTACGATAATCATCGGCAGTTCAGAGAAAAGCCTGTCGATGACTGGCGCCGAGCGACTTGTTATGCATTCATCAGCAGTAACAAGCAAGAGCGTTACAGTTAAAATTAGGGTATCCGCTCAAAATGATAAGGGTGCATATATAAATTCGCCGACCGTCATTGTGTCGCGCGGTTCTGGTTCATTCTCAGGATAAAAAACAACCCCGCTTCGCGCGGGGTTTTATTTTAGTAGTTAGCTACACGGTTCGACGGGCTACCGATGCGGCGCATGTTGTGATCGAGTTCATGACACCATTGCCCAGTATACGGCAGTTTTTCAGTATCATAGACAAGATGACCGCTGCCATCATAGACAACATCTTGTGGGATTACTCCGCTATTCGGCAGGTTATGCAATGCAGCCTCTTTGTCAACAGCGCAACCAGTAAGAGCAACAGCCGCAGCGAACAAAACCACTTTGAACACGTTTTTTATTTTTAAATCCTCATTCTTGTTTGCTCATCCGGTTCATCCGGTGGCTTAAATATCCGACAAAACCACATTTCGTATATTTATACAGATCAATAAATACATTTTGTGTAAGCAGAAAATGCAACACAGATCACAAAATGGTAGAATTATTCCGTTAATTAACATTATGGAGTCATTGCGATGATTTACACAACTGGAACAATTGCCATCAATGGCAATACCGTTACAGGCACGGGAACAAACTTTTCCGGGCCGCTTTCTCTCATTCGTGTGGGTTGCACGCTCATTGCCATTGGAAACCCGGTACAGATTTTCACTATCACCGAAATTAAGAGCGGTACTGAATTATCAGTAACGCCAGCGGCTAATCCTGCCATCCCTGCCGGGACAAAATTTAGCATTCTGCTTTCTGACTCGATCTCAGTTGATGGGCTTGCTCAGGACGTAGCTGAAACACTGCGTTACTACCAGGGCAAGGAAACAGAGATCGCCGCCGCCGTCGAGTGGTGGAAAGATTTCGGCGGTGATGGTCAGATGGATCAGCTTCTTGCCAACATTCGCGAAGAAACAGCGAAATCAACCGCCAACGCTCAAAAAACAGAATCAGACAAAAACGCAGCAGCGGCATCAAAAACAGCAGCAGCAAACTCAGCGACCGCAGCTAAAGCGTCACAGGATGCAGCAAAAGCCAGTGAAACATCAGCCAGCAACAGCAAAGCGCCGCCGGCTACCAGTGAAACCAATGCGGCAAAATCAGCAGCCGATGCGCTAAACTATCGCAACCAGGCACAGGGCATTGTTGGCAACAATATCGGGCTTGGCGAAACCCGGCGCGATTGGCCTGACTGTAACGATCCGACAGGATATATAGGTTTTTGCCGTGCTGAAGCGTCAACAGCAAAAAACTTTCCGTCTATTGCATCTGGTGAACTTTACCTTGTTGGTTGGCTGTCGCGCGGTGACAGTGCAACTATTAACGGCTGTTTCGTTGGTAGTGTTACCCGTTCACTGTATACCTACAGCTATAAAAACGTAGACAAATCAGTTGCGTGGACGCGTCACGCAAGAAAAGACGAAGTATCAAGGCTTTATAACCACACCGATGAAACGCAGCTTTACGCTGGCGAATCAGCTAATTATCTATTCATAAGTAACGCAGAATGGGGAGCCAGTACTAAATCAGGTCCGCTTCCTTTAGGATTAAATTATGGTGGTACTGGTGGCGGTAACGCAGGACAAGCTCGCACTAACCTTGAGGCTATGTATGAGAAAAAATCAGATCTAGGTTCCACAGATATTAATACGCTTGCTGGCGAGTATTCCGGTTTTTATTACCAGGGGTTAAACGCAAATGCCACGACTGCGCGCGGTTATCCTGTATCAAGTGCGGGAGCATTGCTTGTTATCAGAAATAATGCGAACGGTAGCGCAGGATGCACGCAGCTTTATTTCCCCTACAATGCCACGACTGGTACATTTTATATGCGCCAGCACGTCATTCGGTCTTCCTCTTCTGGTTGGGGGTGGACCGCATGGAAGAAATTTCAGTCTCTTGATTTTACTGATAGCCCGCAATTTACAAACCTTAACCTTGTTAGATCGTCAGATGTCGCAGCCGCGGAAGGCGGTGTTTTACAAAGCATCCTTAAGGATACATCAGGAGCACAAAGAGCCAGAGCGCGCTTTTACACCGAGTTTAGGGGTGATGGTAAGGCGTGGGCAACAACTCACCTACAATGTAATAATACAAACGTATATGCAGGATTGAACCACGACGGCGATTTTGCTTTAAGTCAGGGGTCTTTTATCGGCAAAACTGCAAAATTATCGTCCAACGTAAGCATGCCACTAACTTTGACGAGCATGCACCCAACAATAAAATTTGATGAGACTGACAGACCTGAAGGTGCGCCGGACTACGCTTTCATCTGTGATGGTGGGAACTGGCGTATAGAAAAAAATCATTGGAATACGCCAATTGGTGGTAGCTGCATTAGCTACAACTATGCAAAAGATGAAATAGAAGTCCCTCGCCTTAAGGTCACCGCAATGGCAAAGCCAGCAAACATTGAACAAACTAAAACCAATATGCAAATCCCGTTTGCAGGTATTGCGCATTGGGTTGATTACGATGCCCCTACTGGTGCGGAAGCTGATAAATATTACCCTGTAATTGTCAAACATCCATCGCACTCTAACGGTGATTTCCTTTGCGAAATCGCAATGAGAACAAACTCAATTGAGGGTTCTAAGGAACCAAACTGCAACGCGCTTCATGTGTGGGTGCGTTCTGCTGGCTGGTCAGATATGGGGATGGCTGCGTTTGGTCATTATTTCTGCTACGCAAAAGAAAAAAACGCGATACTTTGCGTGCGCGGAACCAGTAAGGGTGACTACGAATACAACGCGATCTATGTTCGCGGTGACGCTTTCCCTATTCGTCTTGCCGCCACTGTTGGTTCTACTGTGACAATCCCTGCCGCTGACTGGAGTCGTAATACTGAACCCAATAGCCCAACCTATAAATGGGGTATCACTGATTCATCGGATGGGGTCAGTATGGATACTTACGGCATTAATGGCAACCTGCTTGATTTCACAGGTAGTTTATCAGGGTTCTATTGCAGTGATGCATTTCGCAATAAGTATGGTGATTCATACTTGGTTATACAAGCAAACGGAATTATACAGCCACCTAACGGATTAGGAGTGTATTCAGACCAGGACTGGAACGCACAACAATCAGACGGAGTAAACAAATTTAAATCTATTGCCGGGAATCTTAACGCACCTGAAAGCGGCCTAACTTATGGCGGTTTTCATGTTGGATTTAGCGGCACATACGCCACCCAATTCGCAGGGCGCAACTCAAAATTCTACGCCAGAAGTTTTGAGGCCGGAGTAGATGAAGGCTGGTGTCAGCTTGCAACGCTTAACAAAGCAAACACATGGACAGCCACGAACAAGTTTTACGGTCATTACATCGTTGATAGCTCATACACACGTTTTATAAGGCATATACCTTATGCGTCAACAACAGCAAACGCACATATAGTGACGTGGGGGGATTCTTCGGTTCCATTGAATTATGAAGTTAAAGTTGTTGACACAAGCGACAAGGAGACAGCATTAAAAACGCTATTTATGGCTAAATACTTCTCCGATGGTTCTGCTTCGCTTGCTGTTGAGGGTGCTATCACATGCACAACAGTTAACCAATCATCAGACCGCGACCTTAAAGACAACATTCAGGTTATAGGTGACGCTACCGAAGCAATCCGTAAAATGAACGGATACACTTATACCCTTAAAGAGAACGGCCTGCCTTACGCTGGTGTTATCGCTCAGGAGGTCATGGAGGCGCTTCCGGAAGCTGTGGGATCGTTTACTCATTACGGTGAAGCGTTACAAGGCCCGACCGTTGACGGCAACGAGCTACGCGAAGAAACTCGTTATCTCAATGTTGACTACGCCGCAGTGACTGGTTTACTTGTCCAGGTGGCACGCGAAACAGATAACCGCGTCACCGAACTGGAAGAGGAAAACGCAAGCCTACGCGCCAACATTGCCGTTATGGATGAGCGGATAGCAAAACTTGAAGCGCTTGTCAGTAAGTTGACCGGAAGCGAAAAATAAGAGGTGATGTGCGAAGAACATCGCCGCGCGAAACGAGGCTAACGCCTCGTTTCTTTTTGTGTACCAAATAGTGACCAAAAATCATGCTTACAGATACCAAATTACGAAACATTCACGGCAAGCCATACGACGGCCCGGAAGAAGTGCCGGACGCTGGCGGATTGTCTGCCAGGATAAGCCCACGCGGCGTTATATCTTTCCAGTATCGCTACCGATTCAACGGCAAGCCTCGACGGATGAAGATTGGCACATACGGAGAAATAACGCTCAAAGAAGCGCGGGCGGCGGTGGCGGAGCACAGGGAGGTGCTAAACTCAGGACGAGATCCATCGGTAGCAAAAAGAATGCACCTTTCCCGCGTTACGACACGGGCAACGGTTGAGGATATTGTAAGGGAGTACATGGAATCGCCGCAGGCAAGGAACATGGTCAATTATAAGCAGGTTGAGGCCATGTTAGGTAAGCACGTCATAAAACCATACGGTAGCTATATAGTCGATGATATGGACGCTATGATGTGGGAGGGGGTTTTTAGAAAGGTAGCTAATGGCGGCGCACCAGTTCAGGCAGGTATAGTTCTCAACAGAATGAAGGCCGTAATAAAATACGCCATTCGCCGCCGCGTGGATCGTGACGACATATCATTACTGTGCGTTAAAGACGTAGGCAAAAAACCAGCGCAAGGCAAGCGCGTTTTGTCAATACAGGAGATCCACTATCTAATTAGCCTCATAGACAGTTCCAAAATGGCGCGGCTGAACCAGATATTGATGAAGCTGATTATATTTACCGGGTGCAGGACAAGCGAACTGACAAACGCAAGGCGAGAGCATTTCGATCTTGATAGATGCGTGTGGACGGTTCCGGGTGCATTAAGTAAGAACAGGAATGAGTTTAAACGCGGATTATCCGACGTTAGCGTGGCTTTATTGCGTGAGGCTATGGATCTGCATAGCTTTGATTTTGTTTTCGTTCCTGTGCTTTCTGGAAGGGATGAAGCGGTGGATAGAAGTGTGCCGAAAACAGCAGCGAGGGATTTAATGATGAGGATGGGCGGCCAGGGCGGGGGAGCCGTGGTCGTGTCACGATCTACGCCGCACCGTGAAGACAAACCTTTCAGCGCTTGGCGTTGCGCCGCACGTCGCTGAAAAGGTTTTGGGGCATAAGCTGGCTGGGATGTTTGCTATATACGACCAGTATGACTATGCGAGGGAACAAATAGAGGCAATGAATAAGCTGGCTGATTATTACATGAAGCCCATTGATTTACAAAATGAAATGACATCCTGATAACGGTAAAGAGATCCGCCGCGCTTTAACGCTGGCATCCCCTTAACAGGTTCAGGGAAAGGAGTTCCAGCATCTTTCCATTTCTTAACGAGCTTAAAAAAGGCGGACTTACTAAGCCCGCCCAACATTTTTTTTGCACTTGCTCACGATTAATAAGGATTGTCCTGACCTTATCCATTATCTTTTCCCCGTGTATTCAATGTGTCCGATACATCCATCAATAATAGCTTGCGCCATATTGCGATAATCGCACGAAAAATCATTGTCGCGGCTAAAGTCGATCTCGCTTGCAGCGTCTTCACCCATTACCTTAGTAGCCAGCGCGAACGCTATTTCAGCGAGCGCCTTTTCTTTCGGGTCAACGTGAATGCGGTAAGAGTATTGTTTCCATGGTATTGCTGTTTCCACATCTGATACTAATCTACTGTGAGCGATAGCCCAATTATCGCCGATATACTTAAATTTAACGACATCGAGAACCGTTCTGCTCGTAAGACCTACGCAATCAAGCCACACGCCAACCAGAGGTTTTTCTCCCGCCAACCATTCCGTTTTTTCTGGTTGAGTATCGCAATCATGGCGCTCATCTTCGATTAATTCATCAGTAATTTCGCTTTCTTTGTTCATACCGTCATCATCCTTTTCAGAGTAGCGCACAAAACTCCACGTATTAGCCATCAGCGTATAACTCTCGCCGCCAATCTTAGATCCTGCGTAATACTCAGTACCAAAATCGTAATAGCTTAAAAACGTTGTTACTTCAAAACTTGGAATATCAGTGTCGAAACGATGAAATATTCTTCCTATTGCGCGAGGTGTTTTAATTGCCATGTTACGCCACCGTTACATTGTCAACTTTGATAAAGTATTCAGGATGGTTTTCTATTTCGTGTTGAAAGTGCGCGTGACACAATCGCCACTCACGCGCCTGGTTGTGAAAATAGTAAACGTATTCGCCATCAATCTTATATAAAATGCCTGTAGGTTTAGCCATGTAATAACGAACCATTATTTCCCCCAGCGTTTTATAAATTCCTCGTTTAACTTCGTATCGCCAGACCACTGAACACCATGTTCCGCGCCGAACGAGTAGATCAGTTCGATTAATTCGCTAAATTCAGCCTTACTCATCCGGCTGGTTGACGTACCCAGCACAACAAAACCTGATTTATCCAGGTTAGGGACAACGCCATATTTCTTAAGCCCGGCAGTAAATACCGCTTTCCAATCTTCCGGCGACAGCTTTTTTCCGTACCAATTAACCTGATCGCTAACGTCTGTTAATAGCGCCCACAAGAGGCTGTTTTGACTAAGCGAGCGGGTTTTCTCCTTGATGGTAATTACCAGCGGGCTTTTGCTATCAGGCTGTATTTCCTTTATCTGCCTGATAGCGTTTTCTTTCACGGCGTCGTTTACTATTTCAAATCTGATTTGCCTCATGATACACCGTTACTATTTTTCCACTGTGCCGCGCATACATGATCGCCCGCAAAGAAATTAGGCGCGAGCTTGTCATAAAAGCGCTTTTTAAGTACCTCATATCAACAACAACAGGCTTATCAGGATCGTCGCTGCGCATGTATTCCGCAATCGTGCTAAAGTCTTCAATAGTTAAATCCAATTCCCTGTTCATGATCGCCCCACCTTTACACAATCCGCATTGTGTTTCGTAACTCACCGCGCAACGCCTGCAAAGCGTAACGAATAGGCACAAACGCACGGTTAAATTTTACATGCTTATACTTGCGCATTAGTGGCGGCGTATAAACCATCGTGCCGCAAGGATCGCATGTGAATTTAAAGTGAGATTCGTCAATAAACGTTTCAACTGAATAAAAAATTACCCGTCTCATAATTCCAACCCCGTTTCGCCGTTAAGTTTTTCAATCTCAAACACTGGTTTATCCGGTAGCAGGCCGTTATTTTTCCGGTATTCGTTCAGGCGGCTGTCAAAGTCAAACACCAAATCATTGGCGTGACCGAAGCGCCCAGGTTTAAACAGTGAGTAAAAATTGACCCCGTGTCGGTTAGGGTCAACGCAAAGCGTTTCATCAATAACCATTAAACGCAGAGTACGAGATAGATAATTCCACGGAATACCTGTTTCCGCGCTAATGTCGCGCATACGCTTTTTAACGCTGTAGTCACCAAATAACGCAGCGACGCGCTCACGACGTTCAGCATATAACTGTTTAATACGATAACCCAGCAGACGGCGGCGGCGTCCAAAGCATGTATACACGCGTTCGACGATACCGTTTTTTATTAAGTGTTTAATTGTCTCAGGCATGATTCCATCCTTATCATCCCCAGCCAATAAACCTGTTTTCTGGCGTAATTGGTGCATTGTTGTGATGCCATCAAGTTCAAGGATATTGATAATTTTTGTTTCAATTTCAGTGTTCATTTTTGGCCTCATTTAAAACGCGATAACAGCCACCAGAAAGCGGCAAACTTTCCGGTAAGCCGTTTGCTAAGATTGATTAAAAAGATGTGTTATTCTGATTGTTTCGTTGGTTAAAACGGCTTGTGCGATGATTCATTGACTGAATACACGCGGCGGCTGCGCGAGCCTGGTCGCATGGCAAGATATTACCGTTGTCATCAAACCGCTGGTAAACAGTTCCAGACTTACCATGACGGTTTTTTGACACAATGATTTCCATATATTCGCGGGCAACAGACTGTTCGTCGTAATACCCATCGCGGTAAACCATGATGATCCTGTCGGCATCTTGCTCAAGGTTGCCAGAATCACGAAGATCAGAATTGTTAGGGCGCTTGTTCGGTCGTTCCTCAACGCGGCGTGACAGTTGCGCCAGCGCCAACACTGGTACACGCAATTCTTTCGCCATCATCTTTAACGACCACGATAATTGCCCCACGGCGAGATCGTGACGTTCTGCCTTAGCAAGCTGCATTAAACCGATATAATCAATCATTACCATACCCAAGTTCGGGTGATCTTGCTTCATGCGTTCCGTTGTTGCGCGTATTTCCTCAACCGTTAACTGCGATGCGTCAACGATCCACACCTCAAGGTTAGCAAGTGCACTCATCCCCTGGCCTACATGCGCCCAACCCTCATCATCAAGTTTTACCGGATTGCGTAGGCAGTCCGTTGATAAATTACCAGCGCCTGCAATAGCACGCTCAGTCATTTGATCTAGCGACATTTCAAGCGTGAAGAACAAAACGCCAACACGCTGATCTTTACTGCCAGGGTAAGGGCGTTCAGCGGCTGCGCGGGCAATTGTCAGCGCTAACGCAGATTTACCAGACCCAGGGCGTCCGGCGAGAAGCACCAAATCAGTAGCGTTAATGCCGCCCAGCATTTCGTCGAGTGGTTCGATACCTGTTTTGATGTTGTCAGAATTGACACCGCATTCCATGCGCTTGCTTAAAACGTCCGTGTATTCCTGTACCGCATCGCGCAACAGAACCGGAATGATCTTATCTTTCGTTACCTTTAATTTTGAATACCGGGAATCAAAATCTTTCATCGTCTCTTTAACGACCTCAAGCGTACCCGTCTCCAGCTTGTAGCGTATATCGTCGATAAGTTCCAACATCTGCCGCCGCTGGTGCTCTTCACGTAGTAACTGTGCGTATCCCTTCAGGTTGGCAGCAGACGGGCACGAACGCGCCGTTTGCATTAGCGGTACGAAATTTTCATTACCAATCTCATCACCGACCAGCAACGCATCGATAAGATTCCTGTTTCTGGCTTGTGCCCGGATAACTTCAAACGCACGTTTATATAGCGGGATCGTGAACACTTCAGGTTCAAGCGTGGCGAGAACATCTTGCGCGTTAGGAGTAAGGCCGCCCAACAGCAGCCCGCCGATAACTGACGCCTCACGTTCCTGCCGTAGCGAGTTTATTTGCTCAGTTACCATTATGTTATTGCCTCCGGTTTACAAAATGGAAAATTCAGGGTAATAAACAAAGCGCCCGATCTCCCCATGATCCGGGCTGTAAATAATAACCGCTGCCATACGCCGCGAACGCCAGCCGCCATTAGTTGAATAAGCGTCTTTGCCCGCTAGTGTGCCGTGGTGCTCAACAATTCCGAGTGACGTTTCGACTAGTGATTGATGGTGCAGATGTCCCGTGTGAGCATAAACAGCAACCGACTTCCCGAAATCTTTGCGCCAGTCAGCTACGCAAGCAGCCAATAAATTTTCCGGTTTTTTGATAGTGTGCCCGTGGTGGTAAGCAAGGAATGTTTTCCCGTACTGCGTGTGGTGGACGATAGCAGGTGACACATCAACCGTCACGCGCGGTTCATCTTCGTAAAAAGCCGCCAGCGCCGCACGTAGCCAGATCATACCCGACTGGTCGTGATTGCCTGATAAAACCTGAATTTCCACGTCTTTATGATTTAGCAACATCTTCCCGACCGCCCGCCGGACAGACCGGATCGCCACATAAACAAGTTTTGCGTAGCGACTATCCTGGTCAAGAACGTGCCCGCTTGTCGGCGTCACCGGGATCATGCCATCAGAATGGAGCAGGTCGCCACCGAGAAGCAGAACCGCTTTTTCACTCATAGGGGCCGCGCCAACAGCGTAGTCAAAGAAGTCATTCAACACACGTTCAGCGATCCCAGTGTCGTAGCTCTCGCCGCATTCAGCTTTGTGGGCAAGCGCCCCGATATGCAGGTCAAATACCGGATAAAGGGCCAGGCTTTTTTGAAAATCAATTTCCGGCACTGGCACAGTCTCCGCGCGTGGTATTTCATCCGTGAAAGCGTCGCGGGCCGCTTCCATTAGCTGTTCCATTTCTTCGCGGTCACGGGCTGTTTTAATCCAGCGCATGATCACATTGCCGTTTTTATCGACTAGCAATGACTCACCATTAACCCCAAAACCAGGAGCACGGCGCGTTGATATTAAACCGCGTTTTGCCAGTTTTGCGCCCAAGCGTTCGACATTGCGTTTAGACATGCCGTACTTTTCAGCGATCTGTTTGTACGTTAAACCGTTGTTGTATTCAGCGATCAACTGTTCATCGCTGATTTTTCTTTGCGACATAATGTTAATTCCTCCAGTTAACAAATGTATACCTACTTACAAGCAAAAAGTTCAGATACCCAAATCTGGCCCTTAGCAGTAAATAGTGATTGAACGTAACCATCAGCCGAACATTTTACCACTCCATAGCCTTCATCTACGAACCACTGTTTGAACATACGCCCGCCGCGCTTAATTCGAGTATCGTACACGTCAACCTGTTCAAGTTTTTTGTTGAGTTGCGTAGCAGTCATACCCAAAGGCTTGGCAACCTGTGTAGCATTGCGATGCTGTTTATTTTTTACAATCGCATCACAGACAGCCGCTTTTGGCGCTAATTCCTTGTTTTCCAGCGCCAGACGATCAACTTCTTTCTGTGCTAATCGTTTTTGCTCCACCTCATCCGCCCATGCCCGCGCCGCCGCCACTGGGTCAGTGAAATCCGGCAAAGCTGGCTGGCGTACCTGTTTTTCAAGTTCCTGCCAGCGATCAACAAGCCGCGCCGTAAATTCAGGGCAAAGCTGTGCGACCACAATGATACTATCTCGCTTGCCTTGCTCACCTTCAAAAACGTAAGCGTCTACGCCACGAAGCAATCCTAAGTTATTGATTTTTTCGAAAACCTCAATTTGAGGGAGTCGGATAACGCCATTATTAGCCAGCGTCTCGATAGTGCGTTTTACGTTATCATGACGCTTACAAACCAACTCCGAAATTTCAATACTATTCATCTTAACAGCATTAAAAACCATTAATTCAGACATTGTAATTTCTCCGTAAAACGCGCTACAACGCAAAAATCCCACCGCGTAACCCGATTGCACAGGTTGCAGTGTCTTATTGCGTCAGAGGCGCTTTCAGGTGGCTAATTTTTGATTTACAGACTGGTATGAAGGTTATGGATTGACAAGAAGGAACAAACCGCCGAACAAAACCACGTTAACAGCGATTGCGACAGCGATGGCAAAAGCCTGGGTGAAAACGTGTTTACCGTCAATTTTCAAATCCTCTCTGAAACGCTCGCTAACGAGCTAAACCGCTAAAGGTATGCAAGTGTAGCACCCAATGCAATTTAGCTCGCTGGTGGGCTTGTTTTGTGGCTAATTTTTGATTTTTGCGGATCGTTGTTGGTCAAAGAGCGCCTGCGCGTGTATCGCGTAGCGTTTTTGGTTTAAGCAGGAAATCAAGTGTCGCAGTAAAGCTATCGCCGAAGTAAAAATCTGAAGCCGTGTTTTTGAATGCTTCGAAGTAGGCGACAAAGCCGTTGATGCTTTTGTCTTTCAGGTAGTCAGTGAACGCATAAATCTTGCGTTCAAGATCCCGATCCAGTTCGGCATGTGGCAACAGGCCATCAAACGTGCTGTTAAATTCTTCCACCACGTCGGCAGCGTTTACAGTAGCTGACAGCTTGCGCCATTTCTCAGCGTCAGCCAGATACCCATCAAATTTAGTTACCCGGCAAATGTTTATAGGCTTAGGTGTTCCACCACGGCTACGCCATTGTGTTAAAGCCCACTCAATCACTAACGTGATCTCATCCTCCGTGTACGCTTTACGTGTTTTTGTTTCTGTCAGTAGTTCCATGAATGGCTTAGCATCACGACATTTGCATCCTGCCTTGTCGTTGTAGAAGTCAAGGCAACGCAATGCCGCTTCGTTTGCGCCATCCTGATTGACCATTTTTTGTTCATTTTCGACAATACACGAAGTGTATTTATCTTTTTCTATTTCTTTTTCTTCTTCTAATTCTAATTCATGACCCTTTCCTGACCCGGTCATGACCCTATCATGACCTTTTTGTGTTGGATTGATTAGCTTTTCTAATCTTAATTGCTCCTTCGCTGTGTTTATGGCTGCCCTATACGCGCTTTTAGAAGTCATTGATTGGTCAAGCCTTTTTAATAACTTTAAACAAGTTATGTGGCCCTGAGAACATTCAAACAAACCAATTTCGATGAAGTATTTCATCATTTCTTCTATACGTTTTTCAGTAGATCCGACGTTTCTCGCAATGATTCTCGCGTCATGTCGTAGGTCGAATGTTAGATTATGCTGATCCACGTCATAAGTTATCAGTTCGATGCAATACCAATAAAGCCCGTAACCTTCCAGGCCATAATCTAACAAAACGTTTTGAAGTTTTTCATCGCGGTTAGCGTCGCTATCGTGCTTGAACCACTTCATAGATCATTCCTCCGGCAATGCAATATCATAAATTTCGCCGTATTCGTCAGCGCGTTTAATGAATCCTTTGCGGATTAATGAGTTTAATGCGTCAACAGTAGTATGCAGTGGCAGTTCGCAGACTTTTGCGATCTCTTCGCGTGAAGCATGTGCGCGGCCCTTGTTGTCTGCCTTTTCTGCAAACGCCATTAAGACAAGTTTTTGAATCGGGCTGTTAAGTTTTACGTTCCATGCTTTGCTAATTATGTTTATGCTCATCGTGTTTTCTCCTGTGGTTAGAGTGAACGCGCGGGCGGGTATCCCATTAGCATTAGATAGCAGTGACTGACCGCTCAACAGATCCCGCCGTTGCGTGATATTTGTTTTTCGCTTCGCAGCGACACCGGGTTTTTAAAGAGCTTAAGGCGTCGGCCTTTTGTGCTTTCCCTTACCTTTTTTCTTGCATCATTGCAAGTATGGCTTTACCTTGTCAGCAAGTTTACAGAATGTTGTTAACGGGTCAAGGATTTAAAAATACATTTTGTGACTTGCATCAAAAATTTTTAGGTTATAGGGTAGCGATATGAAAACAAAATGGTATGACTTAGCAAAACAACTCATGCGGGCGCAGGGCATGAGCCAGGATTCATTGGCTGATCTTATGGGGATAACAAAAGGTGGCCTTTCTCACTGGTTGAACGGTCGCCGTGAGCCGAATCTTGAAGATATTGCGCGCATCATGCGGGCGCTTGGGCGTCGGCAATTTACTGTTACTCATGACGAAATGGTTATTGATGATTCTGTTTCTAACACGTTGCCGGGAGCGCCGCCGCGTGATTTAGGTAGCTACCCGGTTGTTGACTGGAAGGACGCAGCAAACAATATGGAAGACACACGCCGATCAACATTACCACACGTTACTACTAGCGTTATTTGTTCAGATGATAGCTACTGGCTGGTTGCTAAAGGTGAATCAATGAACGCGCCGCAAGGGTTAAGCATCCCAGCGGGCACTATGATACTTGTTGACCCGCACGCGCCAGCTATTGACGGAAAACTTGTTATAGCCCAACTGGAGGAAGGGCAGACACCGACGTTTAAACAGTTGATTATTGATGGAGGCCGAAAACTTTTGCGTTCACTTAATCCGTTGTACCCGCCTATCCCTATGAATCCAGAATCAAAAATCATTGGCGTGGTTGTTGATGCGAAGATCGTAAACCTGCCATAAACATTAGCCGCCTGGTGGCGGCTTTTCTTTGCCATAAAAACGCCAAAACGTAAACAGAAAACCATGTTTATTGTTTAAATATCAATGGCTTATAAATTTTATAAAAAAGTATACAAAATGTGTTGACTGGTGTTTTTACGTGGCGTATATTGCGAGCAAAAGGAGGAAGCAAGATAGGGAAAAGAGATTTACTTGCTCTTTAACAATCTGGTCAGCCGCTGGAAGTGCGGCAATTAACGAAGATGATTTTTTATTAAGTATCATCAATGATATAAGGAGATCAGAACATGACAGTTACAATCATGTATGGCAAATGTGACAGTAAACTGAATGCCAGGGAACGCAGAAGAATAAAAAGAGAAAACGAAAGAAAATCATCGCCTGCAATTAATAAAACAGACAATGTGGATAAAGCTATTCGCTTTGCAAACAAGGAAAGATGCAAACCAAATAGCATTAAAGAACGTCGCAAAGGAGCAACAAAATGGTATACGGAAAATGAAAGCGGCAACTACTACCACGCAACGCAACCACGCCAGTTAGGGGAAAAACCCCTGGATAAAGTCCGTTACCATTAATACAAAATGTAAACAGCAGGAGGTGACAATATGGTTATTCAGGCGCTTCAATTCAAACTGGCTGTAGCGGAAATGCTTCATGATGCCGAAATGTGGAGCGCCGCGAATAAAGCCTTGTATGTAGTGCTAACAGCGAAGGAGATCAAAGAGTGAAAACAGAGTTACACAACAAATTGTGGACGATTCAACAAACGTTGAACGCGCCGAAAAATCAGCGTAATAATTTTGGTGGGTACAATTACAGGTCGGCGGAGGATATTCTGGAGGCGGTTAAGCCACTGCTTCAAAATATAACGCTGACTGTTAGCGATGAAATCGTCCTGATCGGCAATCGCTATTATGTAAAAGCAACAGCAACGCTAAGCGACGGTGAGGATGAAATTGCTGTAACGGCTTACGCCAGGGAAGAAGAAAGCAAGAAGGGCATGGACGCGAGCCAGCTAACTGGCGCGACATCAAGTTACGCGCGTAAATACGCGTTGAACGGGTTGTTCTGTATTGACGATGCGCGTGATCCTGATACTGACGCATACGCTAAGCAGACAGGCCAGCAGCCTCGCCAACAGAAAAACCCACCAAAACAACAGCCACAACAGCAGAAAGCGCCGCCAAATCCTGATGAAGTGTTAGCGCGTTTCTGTGATGCGGCAGCGAAAGCGCCGGATGCTAACAAGTTGCGCGAGATATTCGGGAAGTGCTGGAAGCTACTTCCTAAAGATTCAGAGCAGCAACAGAAAGCCAAAGACGTTTATGATATTCGCTTAAAAGAGCTTAACGGGGAGATCGGTTAATGAGCTTAAATTCAATCACGCTTGGCGGTAACATCGGAAATGATATGGAAATTAATTACACGCAAAACGGTAAAGCGATTGGCAGATTCCCGTTAGCTGTGACGAATGGCTACGGTGATAATAAACGGACTATGTGGATCACTTGCCTGGTATTTGGCGAGCGTGCGGAAAAATTAGCGCCACATATTCGTAAGGGTGGAAAAATCGTGGTAAGCGGTCGCCTGGATGTTCGGCAATATGACCGGAACGACGGCACGAAGGGGACTGCTGTAGAAGTGGCGGTCAACGAGTTCGAATTTATGAACGTTAACCAACAGGGCCAGCAGCAAGGCCAACAGCAGAAAGCGCCACCTCAGCAGCGGAATAATAACGGGAATAATCAGCCTCCGATGGACTTCGACGATGATATTCCTTTCTGATTAAATAGGTTAGCGATGGTTGATTATTTAAAAACGCCACCGCCACCGCGAACAAAAGAGCAAGTTTTAAAAGAAGCCCGTGATCATATCGATCATGGGCTTTTTTTATGCGGAACGGCAGCGGAACGGATGGCAAAAAGATTTAGTGACCTGTACGCAAAACAAATATGGTTCGACAACTGGCAGGCAAGTTTTTATCCACTGCAAAGAAAACCGGATATGCATTGGCCTGAATATGTCGATCCACGTATGCGCAAATATCGCGGGCGTATGGGCCAGGTCATTAACGATTAATGAGGTATTAAATCATGATCGAAGAAAAAGAAGTTGATAAGGAAATGCCTGACACAGTAGATGACTACGTTACTTTTGATGGTGGGCTGTATGAGTTCGATACGTCGGCTGGGTGGCATGATAAATGGCCTCTGCTTACTCGCAAGGAATTGAATGACCGTAAATCATTCGGCGAAGATGCAGAACGCCTTGCTAATAACAAGTGGCTTGATAAGTTCATTGCGGAGGGTGACAAATGAATTTTGCAAAAATTGCCGCACTGATTGCGGCCTTGTCTATCGCTGTGGTGTATCTCAGCGTATCTCTTTATATCGCGGTAGCGATCATTAAACTTATTACTAACATGTGAGGCCAATCATGAAAGTCGGTAAGGATATTGTGACTGTCGCGTTTTGTATTATTTGTTTCCTGTTTGTGGTTGTGTTTTGTGGTGCATTTGCCGCGCTGGTTAGCCTTATTTTCAGGGGATTACTGTGATGAAAACATGGGATGCAAAGGCTGGTGATCTTGTCGTGTTGCCTGAATATCGTGATGACCCTGGCCTGGTTGTACTGAATAAGATGTATAACGATCTAGAGCGCCCGCTAGTGGTTAAATACTTGGACGGAACAATCATAGAGCCGAGCTACTTTGATGATATTGAACTGAAGGCCCGCAATGTTCGCGTTAAGCCGTTCCGGGCTTATGTTGAAGACCACTGGCGGAAATTGTTCGCTGGACTGAATGGGATGTACGGCGTATGGCTATAAAATTGGTGAAGGTAAAACACCTGAAAGGCGGCGAAAAATTAATGTCATGGTGGGGATATGAATTTATCGCCACTGCCTTTCATTTCGGCCCAGGCGGGCAAGTAACAATATTCGATGAGGAATACGACGAGGTTGGGCAGTGGCATCTTGAACAATATATCGAGGTGTTAGATGAAAATTAAATTCCATAAAGCGTATGATAGCCAGACTAACAAGCTATCGCTATTTATTGAGTTCGAGCGCCGGATCGTGGTTGTTCCTTATGCGCGTCGCTTTAATGATGCGGCAGGTCGGCGGCAATTCGCATTAGACATGATGTTGCGTGGCTGCGGCCTTATGCGCCCGCTATCTGATTTAAACCGGATGATGCCTGGATCGTTCGGTCAGATTGATGAAATTGAAGTAAGCCAGGAAGAGCTAAACCGGGCGCGTGATTTGTTCCTTTCAAGCGAAGGAAACCCGTTCAATCCAGAAACTGAAATGAGATGGCATCATCCATTATAAAAGGATAAATATCATGAAAGACATCAAAACAGCTTATTCACTCGGCAGCGATGGCATGTTAATCACTCGTTACACTGAGGACGCAAGTTTTCATGAAGTGGAAACAAAGGACTATCATGAAGTGCTGAAAGATATGGAAGCTGGCGCGTATGACGCTGATTTAAATCTGGCGTTACAGATTGTTGATATTATGATGGACGCGTCGATCCGCGACTATGTGGTTTTAGACGCTGAAGAAAAAACTGCCATAGCTCGTTATGTATTCTGCCTCACTTTCGTGAAACGCATGGAAGAGGAATACGATCGCGTGCCAGTGCCGGAAGAGCTTGATCCGCTGGCGTTCGGAAGCGCTGTTATCTTCCCGTTAGACGAAAACCATATGGCTAGTGTTGCTCTGTATTCTATGCGCGGCGTAATGAAGAAGATATTTGAGGCCAAAGCGCTACAGAAGTGCATTGATGAAGGGCACAACGAAGAAGATGTAAGAGCGATCATGCCGCTGTTTTATGGCGAAATGGTTGGGAGCAACATGCGTGCGAATGATTTAGGTGTGCAGGCGGCAATAAGCGTGCTTAATGAAGCGCGTAAAATGGCACAGCCAATGCCTGAACCTGAAAAGCGCGTACTCCATTAATATTGTGATTGCGATCACATAGCTATACGTTTTGTGTTGTGGTCGCGAATCCGTTTTGTAAACTGAAGTCGAAAGGTTTACAGCACGGAGGGAAACAAGATGGCACGCGAATTGATGCTTTATTGTGCTGAGGTGGCGTAGGACATGACGCCTACGTCGCCGGGAAAAGCTATCCAGCAGATGAAGTGCTTTCTAATATGCACTTCCGGGAAAATGAACACCAGGTGTCTGTGTGGAAGCGGTGCGCTGATGGAATTGAGATAGTAAGCCTTGAAAGATATTTGGGAAAATTCGACTACGCATTATTCGAGGCTTAACTATGGACGATTCATTGCTATTCATGTGTATTTGCTGGGGTTTTATTGCCTTATGCCTGTTTATCAGGTGGTTTATTGAATATCACATGAGGTGAAACATGGAACAGAAAACTGATTATAGAATACCTGACAACCTGAAGTTAGTTAGCATGGGTTTTGGTTGTCGTTTCGTATCTGACGAGAACGGTGCAATTTACATGGTTCGCATCATTGATGGCGTCCAGCACATAAGAAGGTTGGGGCTTTACATCAAAGCATTTAGAAGAGGTTATTTAAAAACTCATGAAATTTAAATATTACAGGGAATGGAAAATTCCAGAAGCAGCAACAAAGGCAGCGCCCGGAAAATTTTCGGGCGTTTATTTTTATATGGATGGTAAATGGTATTTCGGCAGCAGGCCGGATCACTATTACCATGAGTTATGTAAACCTCATGCGTGGGATATTAAGGAACGCGTGCAAGGCGGTGTAATAGACGAGGTTTAAAATGGTAAAGGGCTTTTTAAACTGGCTTGGGGCGTGGCTTTTGGCTACGCTTTTTGTTTTTCTGGCGGCACTGACTGTTATCGGCGCCATCGTTCTTGCGGCCATGTTTGTTACGTGGTCGCTGCCTGAATTTAACGACATTGGGAATATTCTTTTTGCTGCCCGCGCTTTATTGGCTGTTAGCGCATTCATTGGTTTTTGCTGGACTGTAGCGCCTGATTGGGCTGACGAATGGTGATCCTATGGCTTTGTTCAATATGTCAGAGCCGCAATTCAACGCCGTAAAAACTGCCGCGCGGGCGGCGCTTTCTGCCTGCAAAGCAGAGGTAGAAAGGAGCGGCTACAGCGATAAAGCTACGCGGCTGATATTAGAAAAGCATTATCGCAAGGTCGCCCCGCTGATCAGCATTGAGCGTTTTGTGTGGTTGGTGGGGTATCTCAATAACCGATGGGGAACTGACCAGGATTATTTTTAGTGGTGGGGGATAGCAATGAAAAATGATTTTGGAGGCAGCAATACGCCAAAAGAGATTAAAGACCTGTGGCAGACGCCGAAACCAGTTTTCAGGGGAATGGATTGTGAGTTCGAATTCGTCGCTGATGTTGCGGCAAATAAGGAAAATGCGCTAGTTCCGCGATATATAACCGAAGAAATGGACACGCTCACTTATCCGTGGGGAACGGTGGCAATGCCTGGTGATTATGTGTGGATGAATCCGCCATACTCAAATCCAGGTCCATTTGTTGATAAAGCGGCGCTAGAACATCAACGGAATCACATCGGTTGCGTGATGCTGTTGCCCGCTGACATTTCTGTTAGCTGGTTCATGAACGGCGTTGAGACTGCAAACGAGTGCCGATTGGTCACACGCGGGCGTCTGGCGTTTATCAATGCTGCGACGGGTAAGCCAGTAAGCGGAAACAACAAAGGCAGCTTGTTTTTGATCTGGCATCCACGGTGCAAACATGAATGCATTTTTACTCACATAACACGTAAAGAACTATATGCAAGAGGTGCAGATAATGACTAATGCAGCGGATTTACTACGACTTGCAGCGGAAACAATCGAGCAAAGGGGGAAACAAAACGGATACGACAGAAAACAAGAAAAATCAGCGCCAAAAATAGCCACTATATACAACGCTAAGAAGGGCGCAAATTTAACCCCACTTGATGTATGGGATCTGTTGATTTGTCTTAAGGAGGCGCGTTTAGAAGCCATTTTGGCTAATGGTAGCGACCCGACTGATACTTTGGTTGACCTAATCAGCTACAACGCACTAAAAGCTGAACAAATACTGAATGATCGGGATGAAGAGTTAAAGAAAAATCAGTTCACTGCCGCCAATATTAATGACGGAATAATAAAAGATGCAGCAATAACAAGCTGTAAAGGGCTGCCTCCTTCAATGCTTAGTCCTCAATGCGGTTGTATTTCAACTCGGCTTGATTTGGATTTTGGCTATCAGCAAGAAGAGGATTAGCAAAATGGGAAGGGTGACAATTGACAGGTTACTGGCCTGCGTTTATGTCGCCGTTTTCGTGATCATCAACCTTATTGTTAACCATTGCGGCCCGTGGGTAATTCCGATCACTACGGTAGCCGCTGTGTGTGCCAACATGATGATCCGCGACTTTCTGTTGTATGACGGCGGTATTAAATGGTCGGCGACAACATGCGCCGCCGCTGGCGCAATAACGGTAATGATAAATTACGATGCGGGAATGGTGGCGATAGCGTCGTTCGTCGCGGTTGTTTCCGGTGCGCTTATATCTGGCGGTGTTTACCGGGTTTTGCCTGGTGATTTCGACTCGAAACGATGGCCTGCAAACATAGCTTCAGCCATCGGGGATGCGCTGATCTTCCCCACACTGTCGTTTATGGCGTTTATGCCTGAAATATCAGCAATGCAGTTTATCTCAAAGATGGCAGCGGTAACGGTGATCACTATCATCATGCGCCGCTATTTCATGTTTGAGGGCAGAAAATGAGCAAGGCTAAACACTGGTTAAATAACTGGCTAAGAAACTGGGTTGTGTGGTCGCTGTACGACGGCAGCGGCTACGCCGTTAAAGACTGGGCGGAAGCTGGATATAAGTGCTATTGCTTCAACTATGACGGCGCAAATCACGGCGATTATGGCGGCTACCTGCCGGAAGATGACAAACATCCTGCTTTCCCTGAATACATAGCGGCCCGCGACGCATACACGAAGAAAACTTGTATTTGGTGCGGCAACGGATTTAAACAACCGCTGTTCCGGCCTGTGCCAATGCCGGACGAATGGGAAGACAGTAAGCAGCACGCTAAGTTAGGCGGAAAGTCGAAACGCACTAAGATGATCCGCTCACTAACGCCGCGTGGCTTTGCCCGTGCTGTATTCCTGGCTAACGACAGGGCCATCAATCGTAATACGCTCAACCGCGTTTACCGGACTGAAACTTACAAAATGGCGTCATTGTGTGATTTATGTCACATAATGGCGCTTTTCATTTTGTCTGGTCGTATCCATTTTGTATACTGCAATCAAACGAAATGCTCTTTAAAAATCCGGCCCCGCTGAAATGCGGAAACACATCGCCTAACAGAAGGAGATCAAATTATGAACGATGACAGGTATGCGTGGCATGACGACTACGAGCGCGAATGCGTAATGCGGGCAATGTGCAATTTATGTAACCCCGACAAAGGAGATTGTAACGAGTGCAACAAATGCGTAGATCATTGGCTAAGGGCCGGATCCGCCGCAAAGCCGAACGAAATCGAAAATCGAAAATAATTGGGGTGATCTTTATGCAAAATCCAAAAAAACCTATCAGACGCCGTTGCAAATGCTGCGGCGTTTTTTTTGAGCCTAAATATCACAATCAAACGTGGTGCAGTGATGAATGTCTGGAAGAACTGAAGTTTGATCAGCTATGCCGCGACCGTGAAAAGGCTATGAAGGCTATGGAACGGAAGAAACGCCGTGATAGCCAGAGGGAAGAACGCAACCGGAAGCGGAAGCAGTTACACCCGCGAAGTTACTGGATTCACCAGGCGCAAACTGTATTCAACGCATACATACGCGAACGTGATGCAGGACAACCGTGTATATCTTGCGGTACTTACTATTACGAGCAATGCGGAGCCGACGCGGGCCATTATAGATCGGTGGCGGCGGCGGGGCATCTTCGATTCAACGAAGATAACGTGCATTTACAATGCAGACATTGCAACCAGATGTTAGACGGGAATATACCTGCTTATCGCCCTGCACTGATTCGAAAAATCGGCCTGGCAAGGGTGGAGGCGCTGGAGAACAACAACGAAACCCATAAATGGACAATCGAAGAATGTAAGGAGATTATTAAAGTTTATCAGGCTAAACTAGACGCCTTAAGGAGAAAGGCAGCATGAACGAATATACATTTAGCCTACCTTACCCGCCATCTAATAACCGCTATTACCGACATTCACGCGGTTTTCACTATATCAGCAAGGTTGGTAAAGAATACCGGGAGCAAGTAAAAGACATCATTGAGCTATTAAGTTTAAACATCAACCTATCTTGCCGACTGGCAATAGCCATTTATGCCGCGCCGCCGGATAACCGGATCAGAGATCTGGATAATATCCCAAAATGCCTTTTTGATAGCCTTACTTATGCCGGATTCTGGACCGATGACGGGCAGATCGATTCTATAAAAATTGTTCGCTGCCAGAAGATAAAAGGCGGGCGCTTGTTTATTAAGGTACGCGAGCGCGGCGACCTGCTACCTAACATTGACGAATACGCGATTAATATGTGGGGTGACAAATGAAAAACGAAATTAAAGATCTGCAAATAGATATTCAGCGCGATGAGCATGATTTAGAGACTGTGCAACAAATACAGGCTTTTCACATGCGAGAATTGCTTGCGCTGAAAGAGCTTGAAAGAAAGTTGGTGCAGGCAATATCTGATCACAAAAGACTTGTTGCGCGTTACGGGGGCAAATAATGAATCTGGAATCAATTCTGAAATTCCACTTTCCAAAATCGCCGCGTTTATCAGATGAAAGCCGGGGCACGTCCCCGGATGCGCTTAATACTACTGATGCACTAACTGCCGCAGGTATGGCGCAATCGCGCGTAGAGCTTGGTTACAGCGCTTTTTTAGGGAAGATGGAACTATCACAAGCCGAAAAACATAAGGCCGTAGTTTTGCTTACAGAGCGTTTAAGGGCTATGGCAAAAGATTATGAATACGTTATGGAACTGGACGAGGCCAAACGCAATGATCTTATCATTCTTGTTGCAGTTTTCGCGTTTCGGGATTATTGCCAAAGTGCAGCGACCGAAAAAGTTTGCCCTAAGTGCGGCGGTCACGGGCATTTACCAAATCCATATTGCGAATACACATCTGAAATTTGTGCGCGGTGCGGAGGCAAAGGCTACGTTAAAAACCATTGCCAGAGGTGCAAGGGCCGTGGCGAAATGCCGGATAAATCAGCCAGTGAAGCGGCGGAAATGCCAGTATTCAAAACGTGTCAGCACTGCGGCGGGCGCGGGTACTCGCGTTTCCCTGTAGATCTCGTTCGGCAGGCTGTTAATCAGCTTGTCTTTCCGGTAAGCCGATCAACATGGTGGAAGAAATACCGTGCTTTCTATGAGGACGCCATTGCCGAATTGTTCAAAGAAGAGGCACGGGCTGATAACGAAATTAAACGAGTGACGCGGGGTGAATGATGGATAAGCTGGAAATAAACGATCGGTTTGCCGTTAGGATGTAGCTGACATGTTAGCTGATGAGAACGTTTATTATATGATGTGGTGATAATATGCAAATAATCATTGATTATCTCTGTCATGCTGTGAATACGATTTTTGGCTTTTATCAACAACCATTTCTAAAAGAATGGGATGAAATGCTTAACGACATCATTGATAAAGGGTTAATAGTTGAAGTCGGCGAGCTAACGATAAAATTCAATTACGAAGGCAAGGAATACGAAATATGGGTAGGGAATAGATGGTACTCATACGGGCATATTTACTCAATTGGCGGTAAGTACATTAAACGCAGCCAGGAGTTCAGGCCACGATTCCGCACAATGCGCCGCCTGCGTGACCTACATATGGGGATATTTGACGAGCAGGAAGAGCGCGAACTATTCAAGATCTACGGGGATAAATCATGGAGCTAAAAATCTGGTGTGCTATCGACGTTGTTGATAACGAATTGTCTATGTTCGCCACTAACGGGAAACGCGTTGTGATCGCTACATGGACACGTAACCATGATGATATTTCTTTCCGTCGCGCTGCGGCGGAATTGCTTTTCGCTGATGGCAGCTACACGATGAACATCGCACAGCTTGCCAGAATGAAAGATGAAATACTGACTGACAGTTACACAACAGCATAACGGGGTTGATATGCGTATCTATGAACACAAGCGGGATAAAACCCGCTTTTTTGTCCGTGCTGGCGTGGCGTACCAGTATCACGAATGCGGATACATTGAGGCACTTGCTTACGACCTGGACTTTGAACAGGAAAAAGAATGGTTCGATTTCAGGATCTACCGGAAACGCAAACCAACGCGCGACGAACGCCATGCTATCCGGGACTTTTTAATCAGTATTGAGCGCTGGGAGACAGAGGAGTGAGAACTAAGAAGGCAGCAGATCAGAAAGCGTTGGTTATAGCAACAAGGGATGTTTCGTTATTCACTGAGGGTGAAGAGATAGAACTTAAATTGCTTTGGGGCATGTTTGAACCACACGAAAAACCGTGGTTCGTGCATGAAGATAAACAGGGCAATATGCGCGTAGTAGTGCCTGACAGTAAAAGCGATATATTTTTTGGTATTCCAGATCCGTTACATGACGGCGAGGTGTTGGCTGTGTTGTTGCTTTCTGATGCTGTTACTTATAAGGGGTAAAGATGAAAGTAAAATTCTTGCACGATCACGGTTATCCGTCACTGAAACAGGTTGTTGGTAAGGTCGTTAAAGTTGTGCATAGCGATAATGTCACATGCATGATTAACGGTGCTGACCTGATAGCCGCTGGCGCTGATGACCATTACATCAATCCGGCATGGTCGTATACGTTCAGCTTGGGCGACTTCGTTGGAGACAAGGGGCGCGGGCTGGAAGTAGTCGAGGGTTAACATCATGGACGTTTACGAAGATCTGTACCTCCAGACAAACACGCACACTTTTTATTTTCTGAAAAACGGCGTGGTATATCGCAGCGACGATGGGGTAATAATGAAGGAATGGCTATTTAAGAGCAAAGACTTGCTCGACGATCTGGTTTTTGCAGGGGTATTCCGTAAACGTCCTGCCAACCTTGAGGAAGAAATGTTGATCGAGGTATATCAAAATGAAAATCAGGGTAAGTTATTTCCGGGCGAAAGATAAGGCAACAGGAAAGCAGATGGCGATCCTGGTCAACGAGGCCAATTACATGTTTGTGCTTCAACCGTGGTGTATAGCTGACTATAACGATAACTATCGCCGCCACGGTGCGCGGAGTGCTGTAGGTATGAAAGGCTGGCAGCCGCGCGACATGGAAAACTATTGTGAATGGAAGCTGATAGCAAAATACACTGTCGATTATAAAGGGGGTTTCTGATTATGTTTGCAAGATGTGTTTACTCTGACACTGCTCATTTTACTGTTGGTGAGTTATATAGCGTTGACCTTCTCAACGGGAGCAATTGGCGACGCGCGGGCGGTATTCATTATGTAAAAGATAATGATGGCGATGCGTGGCAATTTTACGGAGATCACGCAAAAGGGGTTGTTAAGGGTGGCTTTGACAATCGAGTCATGGCGCGTTTCTCTAAGTGGTGAGGTGAGTTTATGCAAGTTAAATGTACATATTCAAGCAATGACAGTGTCTTCACTATTGGGCGTGCTTATGAAGTTCATATCGTTTATGGCAATGCGCCACGGGTTTTATGCAGATCATAATACGTTAACAGATGCAGAACTGGTGACAATTCTTTACGAAGGAGAATAACAAATGTCTAAATTTGTCAGCGTTAAAGTTTTCCGTGGCACTTTCACTAACAAGGAAACATTAGGACAATTCGCCGGACAGCCTGGCGCATGTTTCCGTGTAGCCACTGATGACGAGGCGGGCGTTAAATGCTACCACGTAGCTGAACCTCCTTTTGACGTGAAAGGCCTTGATAACGCGAATCACGTTAAGTGTTTTATTTTGGCGTCATTGGCGCTTAATCCATTCCCTGACGATGATGTCGAATTGATTGGTGCTGAACTGGTCGCGGAATACAAAATGACTGAGGGTGTAACAGGGGGGATTGACATTGAGCGCATCAAGTAAGCTATACAAGATCAGGTGCAAAGGCGAATATCCTGGCTTTACTACTGGATGCGAATACCTGGGCCATATTGGGTATGGCCCTTTCGGTGAATTAGGGATGATGCGATTAAGCCAGTTTGAGAAGTGGCATGAGCCGTTTTTACCCATGACATCTGTCGAGATCATCACGATGGTTAATCACGGATATTGGCGCAAGGTTGGTGATTTATGAACGAGATCGAAGACGGTATCTATTTGCATAAGTTGTTTGACATAGCCTATTTGGTTAAAGGTGACAAGGTGATGATTCAGAATCCAGAAAAACGATACTGGGAATCAAGCGGAATGGATCGGTGGCATATGCAAATGCTTCTTGATAATGGCCTGATATACAGGAAGCAGTAAAGCCGTATTTGTGGGTCGAAAACAAACGGATTAAAATATTACCTAACAATGCGAAACTGTAACTACCCGGCCACGCGCCGGGTTTTTGCTTTGTTGGAGGTAAATCTATGTTCGACAAAATACGGGGGGCGTGTGCGTATGTGATCAGTGCGGTAACAGCTTTTTTCGGTGCTATAACCATTAATGACGTCGCTGTTTACGTTGGTATCTTATCAACCATAGGCACATTTGCCGTTAACTATTACTTTAAATCACAGGAGAACAAGCGGGCGCAAGAGGAACACGACGCACGAATGGGGAACAAGTAAATGATTAGCCAATCGCTGAGAAACAAGATTGTTGCTGCGGCGGCTGGTGGGGCGATCGCTATTGCGGCGGTGATGGTTAAACCATTAGAGGGCGTGGAGTACGATCCATATCGTGATGTTATCGGCGTATGGACCGTTTGCTATGGTCACACCGGAAAAGACATCATGCTTGGTAAGACTTACACGCAATCAGAATGCGATGCTTTGTTAAACAAGGATCTCCACAAAACCGCAAAAGCGATTGACCCCTATGTTAAAGTCGAAATATCAGATTTTACCCGCGCGGCGCTTTATTCATTCGCCTATAACGTAGGCGCAACAAATTTCAAAACATCAACCTTACTAAAACTACTCAATGACGGCAAAAAATCAGAAGCGTGCGCCCAGCTTAAACGCTGGATATATGCTGGTGGTAAACAGTGGCAAGGTTTAATAAACCGCCGTGATGTTGAATATGCCGTTTGCGAATGGGGGGAAACGTGGACAAGATAAAGGCGTTAATTATCGCCGTGGTTGTTTGCATTATCGTAGGACTTACCGCCGCGCTATGTCAGAATCAAGGGACTGTAACGCGCTTACAGGAAGAATTGACGACGACACAGGGCGCATTGAAAACGGCAAGTAACACTATCCAGCAAATGAAGGAGCGAAACGCCGAACTGTCAAAACTTGATAAGAGGTATCACGATGAAATTAAAGCTATCAGATCTGACATTGCCGATCTGCGCACTGGCATTGATAGCGGCACTATCCGGCTGCACGTCAACGCAATACCCGTGCGAGTGTCCGACTCCACCGGAACCGCCAGCCGCATTGATGGAACCGCCTGTAGACTCACTCCCGACGCTGAATCGGCTTATCTATCCCTCAGAGAACAACTAAAAGAGAAGGACGCCAGAATCACTGGGTTGCAGGACTACATCAAAACGCAGTGCTTACGCAAAGAATAACAGCGCGTGGGCGTGTCGCCGTTTCTGCCAGCCAGCCATAACCGGGCCAATCCTTCCCGCGAGCGACGGCGGAAAAGTCAAAAACACGCAATACCGGGTTAACAGCCTCATTAGCAGGTCCGGCGCTACCTGGGTAGAAGAAAGCGCCATTATCCAGTTTTATAAAATTCTAAAAACTGTACTCACACAGCGCCGTTTTTAGTGTTTTATAGCTGTTTTCACTCCCTGCGGTGTCCGTTTTTGCGGGGGTTATATTTTTCAGGATAGAGGAATATTCTGATGGCTAAGGGTAAAGGCATTAAGTTGCCTCAATTCAAAGTCCCGCTCTTCGAGCATACAACAGTTTTCTTCTGCCCTACTCGCGACATGTTTTACGAATTTTGCGAAAAGGCAGGTATCCCAATCGAACCTGATTTTGAACTGGCAGGAGGTTTAACACTTACTTGCACTGGTGAGAAAGGCGGTAACTTCTACGTGATCGCAGTATTCGATAATGAGCTTGGTACTCTGGTCCATGAATGCGCACACACTACATTCCACGTACTGAGCGATGTAGGCGTCGTAGCGACCACTGATCCAAGCCATCCGGCAAACGAGACGTATGCTTACATGGTGGGCCGCATCTTTGACGCATTCTTCCCGATCCTGGCTGAATCTAACGAAGCACAGTTGGCAGCTATGCAGGCCGCTGAAGTCGTTGAGAAGGCATTAGACCAGGCAGAAAAGGCGACTGATGCAGCAGAACAGGCAGTTGAACAGGCAGATGAGCCGAAAGAAGAGAAAAAACCAGTTAAGAAAGGCAAGCGTAAGCCTAAAGCAAAAGAGGCGCTTGTACCGCGTGTTATGAGCTTTAAACGGGGGTGATTATGTTTACTTTCCTGCCAGGTGTATTTATCGGAATGGCTGCCGCTGTAATATTACTGGTCGGTGAATAATGTTATGGATGATTATATCATTGCCGGATTGATCGGTATTTCTGTATTTCTGGTGGGTTTTATTATAGCCGTACTGATAACCGTAATGAGCAAGTATTAGGTGGGGTGGCAAGATGATTGACCCGCTCATTATCCTTTCTGCCTGCGTCGCTGTATGGCTGGCGATCATGATATTCATTGAAAGCTGAAGGTGTTCATAATGAATATTTACGATCTCATCTGGTGGTCACTGGTCGCCGTCATTATCTATTTCTGGTGGAAGAATGTTGTATAGGTGAAGCATGAACGCATACGAAATGCTATTGCTGGTGGCTGTAGTTGTAGTCATTGCTGTTGATGTTTATCGGGGGTTTAAAAAATGAAATGGCTTGATTTCTTTTTTCTGATTGTCGCAATTGTTCTCACTACGATCGCACTGACTCAATAGGTGAATATATGGAAACTATCGAAGCCGTATTATTCGTATGTATCGCAGCGGTTGTAATTGTGGGGTTTATTATCAATGTCTGACAGTGATTTCTTAATCATAGCTATAAGTTCGCTGTTAGTTGTTATCGTTTTCTTCGCGTAAGCAGGATGGACAACATGAGGGAGTCAGATTTTATCTATATGGTTTTGGCTATCGTCCTTATTACCTGGGCGCTTTCTATTATGTGAAGGGTAAACAATGAAAGAGCTATTCGACTGGTTGGAAGTATTAACATACTGCGCAAGTTTTGTGGCTTGCGTATATATCATCAACAAATATTAAGAGGTGAAATATGGCCCGCACGAAAAAGGCAGAGGCTGACAATAAAAAGCCAGCAGCCAAAAAGACGGGCCGTCCGCATGGTTATACCGAAGAAAGGGCATTGGAAATCTGTGAACTGGTGGCGGACGGCGAAAGCATTAACAAAATTTCGAAGATGCCCGGTATGCCCGCACGCTCAACAATCCTTAAGTGGTTCAGAGACGTGCCAGAGTTTTTGGACATGTACATACGCGCGAAGGAGATCGGCTTCGAGGTGTTAGCTGATGAGATTATCGATCTTGCTGACGCGCCAGAGAACATCAAAAAGGAAGAATTGAACAGACACCATTTGATGATTGAGACTCGCAAATGGCTATTAGCAAAACTGCAACCGCGTAAGTATGGCGAACGCGTCACGCAGGAAATCGTCGGCAACAGGGAAGAGTCACCCGTACAGGTTGAAGTGACGAAAGAAGAAATTGCACGCATCGTTCAGGAAGTAGAAAACGAGGTGTAATTATGTTGACAATCAGAGAACGAGTTATTCAGTCCAAATGTGAAAACGATGGCCTGTTTTTTAATCGCTACTTTTACAAGCAAGCGAACGGGACGAAGATGTTACTGTCAGGCCATCACTTAGCTATCCGCGACGCATTACAACGCGTTGTCAATGGTGAGATAACCCGACTCATCATCAACATTCCCCCAGGGTACGGTAAGACCATGATCGCTACCATCAACATGATGGCACGGTCCCTCGCAATAAATCCCCGCACAAGATTCCTTCACGTTTCCTATTCCAATAACCTCGCGTTACTCAACTCCTCGACCGTAAGAAACATGATCTGTACGCCTGAGTATCAGGCAATGTGGCCCATGAAGATCCGCAACGATGCAAACAGTAAATCGATGTGGTGGACCGAATACGGTGGCGGCGTGTACGCAACCTCATCGCTGGGCCAGGTAACTGGGTTCCGTGCTGGGTATATGGAACCGGGATTTAACGGTGCGCTAATCATTGATGACCCATTAAAACCCGCTGACGCTTATTCTGACGTGGTGAGAAAGCAGGTTAACACTAACTATAACGACACGCTTGCGTCACGTCTGGCTGTGCAAACAACGCCTGTTATCGTCATTATGCAGCGCATCCACTACGATGATTTGTCCGGCTACCTGTTGCGCGGTGGCAGTGGTGAGAAGTGGTATCATCTGAACCTGCCAGTGAAGATTGACAACAGCGTTGACTACTGGGATTTGTACCCTGAAAACGAGTTCGCCATCCCTATTGCTCACAACCTGCCAGACGGCTGGCTGTGGTCCAGGAAGCACAATGACGATCATGAAGCTGGACTGAAAGCACACAGGCGGTCATTTGAGGCCCAGTACATGCAGCGCCCGCGTAAATTCGACGAAGAGGGTGCATTGTGGACTGAAGCGATGATAACCGCAGCGCACCGGATGCAGATAACGCAGGACAAGATCCGCACCGTGGTAGCCATTGACCCGGCGACAACATCATCTGATGAGTCGGACGAAACGGGGATCGTGGCGTGTTCCGCTTACGGTGGCGGTAAGAATGCTCAGTATTCTGTTGACGGCGACTATTCAGGCCGCATGTCGCCTAACGACTGGGCGCACGCAGCAATGAACGCCTATGACATCCATGAGGCTGACGCGATAGTTATCGAAACCAACCAGGGCGGGGAAATGGCGGAGGCCACGCTACGCAATGCCGGATTCAAAGGCCGCATTGTTAAGGTTCACGCAAGCAAAGGTAAATTCGCCCGTGCCGAACCAATATCTGCACTGTATGCGCAAGGAAGGGTCGCACACACTGGTGAACTGTACACGCTGGAAAATCAAATGATGGAATACGTGCCAGCTACCGCTAAAAAATCCCCTGACCGTATGGACGCAATGGTATGGGGTATCACTGAATTAAGCCAACCACAGGCAATGGGCCTCATGTTACCTAAACGCCTGCGCGGATTTTAAAATCTGCCTCACAACTACCCACAAGTTTTTCTATTTTTCGCGTAGCAACGCGTAAACATGTATTCAGGAGTAAACATTATGCCATCCAATTTAGAATTGGCGGTTAATGCTGCCTTGTCTCAACGCCATGCGGCATACGCCCGCTATGCAGCAGCCCACCCATTCACTATGGGGATAGATGCCAAACGGGATGCCGCGTGGAGTGAATACGGATTCAAAGAAGAGATCACGTACGACGATCTATACAAACTGTATCGTCGCGGTGGCATCGCTCATGGTGCTGTAGAGAAGATTATCACAACTTGCTGGCGCACCACGCCGACGCTGATAGAAGGTACTGAAGACGAGAAAGCCGAAAAGGAAACACCCTGGGAAAGAGAAATCAAGAAACAATTTGATAACAGATTCTGGCGCACTATTGCCGAATGTGATCGCCGCCGCCTCATTGGTCGTTATGCCGGCCTGTTGATTCATGTCAGAGATAACCAGCCGTGGGATAAGCCAGTCACAAAAGGCGTAGGTATCGCCAAATTTACCCCGGCATGGGCTGGTGCTCTTACGCCGAAGGAGTTCGAAGAAGACCCGGACAGTGAAAATTATGGCCTGCCGACATGGTGGGAATACAAAGAACGCATTAACAGTAAGATCATTGCCAGAAGAATCCACCCTGACCGCATATTTATCTTTGGCGACTATTCTGATGATGCAATCGCCTTCCTTGAGCCGTCCTATAACGCCTTTGTGTCACTTGAGAAAGTGGAAGGTGGTAGCGGTGAATCATTCCTGAAAAACGCTGCACGCCAGCTTGCTATCTCATTCGACAAGGACATTGACTTCCGGTCACTGGCAGCTACATACGGATGCGACGTCACCGAGCTTCGGGATAAATTCAACGAGGCAGCGAATGAAATGAATAAGGGTAACGACGTGATGATGGCATTACAAGGGGCCACAGTTAGCCCGCTGGTGACTGCAGTATCTGACCCGTCGGCAACCTATGACGTCAACCTGCAAACTGCCGCCGCTGGTATTGATATTCCTACCCGCATCCTGGTTGGGAACCAGCAGGGCGAACGCGCATCAACCGAAGACCTCCGCTACTTCAACAGCCGCTGTATGACCCGAAGGGAGGAAATCGGCGGTGAGCTTGAGGATCTATTCTGCAAGATGGCAGATCTCCGCCTTATCAGTATGCCAATTGACGTATCAGTGATATGGAATGACCTGAACGCCATGACTAAAGCCGAACTACTGGAAGCGGCACACAAAATGGCACAAATCAATCAGGCTTGTTTGGCTACTGGTGAAGAGATATTTAGCGGTGACGAGATCCGCGAGGCTGCCGGATACGATGGCCCTGCAGGTGTAGTAGAAACGGAAGAGGAAGACGATGATGAAGGTGAAGAAGATAATCAGGCGAATACCTCCAGCCGCGATAATGCCATCTAACACCGAAGACCCGACCATGACAGGGAAGCTGAGGTCCGGTGCTATCAAGCGTTTTAAAGCCTGCCTTAAGAAAGTTGCGGATCCGTATATCGCTATACTGGACCGGATGCAATATACCCTGGCTGTTAATGAGAAATACACTTTCCAGATCTACATTGACGAGCTTCATGATTTGCTGGAAGACGCCAGCGACATGATTGATGAGATATTCGACCTTACTGACCCGGAAAACTTCTGGTTCTGGCAGGAATACGTGAAAGTGGCATATCAGCGCGGTACTGCACAGGAATATGCCAACCTCGCTAACCAGTCAGTCACATATTCCAGGGCTTACCCCGAAGTGTCGGCGGTATTAACCAGTCAGACTTATCGCACGCGCCTTGCCCTGGTCCGTACCAGTGTATTTGAAGAGATGCGCGGGCTTACGGCACAGATCAAAAAGGATATGGCCCGCCGATTAACCGAAGGCATGGCCCGTGGCTTAAACCCACTCGAAATAGCACGCACATTGCAGCAGGAGACGCAATTGCCGCTATACAGGTGCAAGCGTATTGCCCGTACTGAAATATGCACAGCGTTACGCACAGCGCGTATGGATGAGGCCGAGGCTGCATCGGAAGAGCTTAATTTGCGCACTATGCAAATGCACATTTCGGCATTGTCACCGACTACCAGGCTATCACACGCACAGCGGCACGGGAAAACGTACACCATAGACGAGCAGCGCGAATGGTGGAGCAAATCCCCTAATTCAATTAACTGCAAATGTAGCACAATTACCGTGCTGGTGGATGAATCTGGTAACATATTAAACAAAAGAATCCTTGAGCGAGCGCAAGAGAATTACAAAGTTGCGCACGCTAAATATGGTGAAGATTGGGAGTAAAGACCGTGAATAAAGAACTGATTCAGGTTAATACCAAATTAACCGCTAATACCATCCGCCGGGAAACATATAACGGGCGCGAACACATTGTAGTCCCGTCGTATACGTTGCCCTTCAATATCATTATGAATCGGGAATATTACCCGGAAGCCGAAATCATTGCTAATTATCAATCCCTGGAAGGCACGCTCGCACCGCTGGGCCATCCTACCGTTGACGGTAAATTTGTTTCCGCATTCAGCCCGGAAGGACTGAATATTGGATTCTGTGGTGCATGGAACCGTAATGTGGAGCTACGCGGCAATCGTGTCTATGTGGAAAAATGGGTAGACGTTGAAACTGCCAGCCATTCAGAACAGGGCCGCGAACTGTTGAGCAGACTGGAAGCACTGGAGAAAGGAGAAAGCAAGGATCCGATCTGGTCATCTGTTGCCGTATATCGTGAGCGTATGCCAGCCACCGAAGAGATGAAGGCCCAGGGCGCTGACAGCGTGGTCAAAATCATGTCGATTGACCATGACGCCATCTTACTGCATGAACCGCCAGCCGCATCGCCTGAACAGGGCGTTGGCCTGATGGTTAACACTGACCAGGCGAAGCCGCTAATGGCTGTGGCAATGAAAGAAAACAGCTATCGCACGCTTGAAAAACAATTGGAAGAAGCGGCGCGTGAACTGTTCAAGGATGCAGATTATGTCTACGTCGTGGACTTCACAGACAAAGAAGTGACCATTGCTACTAATGCCGAAAGTGCTCAAGTTTGCACGTATGAAAAACAGGCTGATAAAATAATTCTCAATAATGGCGAGCTTGCAACCAACGAGGAAAGTAAATCCTGGTTCGCTCAGTTCGCTGAACACCTATCCAGTCTTTTCTCATTAAACGAAAAAATTAAGGCCAATAAATCGGAGGACGATCCCATGCCTTTGACCAAAGAAGAACGCGCCGAACTGGTGAAAGAAATTAACGAAACCATCACCGCTAATATGGCGAATGCAATCGCTGAAGCACTTAAACCAGTACAGGCAAGCGTAGAAGAGTTACAGACCAATCAGAAAGCGATCAAAGAAGAGATCGCAGCAAACGCAGATAAAGAAGTAGCAGAAAAACGCGCCGCAGTAGCAAAAGTTCACGGCGAGATTGTTGCTAACGCATTAAACGGTGAAGCGTTAGAAGCAATGTTTAAATCCCTGGGCAAAGCCGCGCCGATGGCAACCAACGCAGCAAGCGAAGGTAAAAAAGGCGAAGTTCCAGACTTTAACACTTATTTCTAATTAAAAGGGGATCACAATGTTTCGTTTTCGTCGTGTAAATATTGATGGCAAATCCATCACCGAAACCCATGCAGCAGGCGAAGAAGTATTGCCGGGCGAACTGGTTAAACTGGTTGACGGTAAATTCATGAAAGCAACTAATGCAGCAGGTCGCTTGTATATCGTTAACCCTGCTTTCCATGAAGGCAAAACCATCGCTGATGCCATCAAAGAGGGTGAAACCGTTGTCGCTGACTACGTTGAACCAGGCCGCGAATTCGCAATGCGTGCTGGAGCTGCAACCTACAAAAAAGACCAGCCATTCACACTTGACGAAGTAACCGTCGTGTACTACCAAGAAGATGTAACCCTGGAAGAAGAAGACTTCATCCGCGTTCGCGTAGCTTAATTTAAAAGGGGAAAAACATGTACTTTACTAAAGAAAACCTCGCTACCAACGCCCGTATGCAGGGCCATTGGAACGAACTGTGGGCGCAACGTAATATCTTCAACGCTCAACATGACGCCATGATTGCTGCAAACAAAGCAAACATGACCGCCGAAATGTTGGCCTGCAACGCCGTTGGTGGCTTCGCAAAAGAGTTCTGGAAAGAAATTGATAACCAGATCATCGAACTGAACACCGAAGAAATCGGCATTGAAATCGTCAACGACCTGATAGGCGTTCAAACCGTACTGCCTATCGGTAAAACGCTGAAAATGTACAGCGTATCCGGCGACATCAACGACGAGGTCGTAATGTCTATGGATGGTCAAGCGCCGCACGGCTTTGATCACACCGAATACGGCAGCGATGGCGACCCGATTCCGATGTTTACCGCTGGTTACGGTGTCAACTGGCGTTTAGCTCATGGCTTAAACAGTGTTGGCATTGACCTTGCTCTGGACAGCCAGCGCCTGAAACTGAAAAAATTCAATAAACGCCGTGTTAAATTCTACCTCGAAGGGAATGAAAACATGGTTGTTGATGGTCATAAAGCTATGGGTATTAAGAACCACAAAAACACCCAACAACTAAAACTGACCACTGACCTGAAAGCAGCAACATTCGACGAACTGATCAACTTCTTCACCATTGGTGAATTCGGCGTTATGGCCCGCAATAACTTCGTGGCTAAATATGATGTTATGTGGGTGTCACCTGAGATCATGGCTAACCTGGCCCGCCCACACATCGTTAACGGTGCTGTCGTTGGTAGCGTGCTCAATACTGTTATGCCGTTCGCTCCGGTTGGTGAAATTCGTCAGAGCTTCGCACTGACTGGTAACGAAATCATTGCTTATCAGCGCCGCCGTGATGTTATCAGCCCGCTGATCGGTATGACCACTGGCGTAGTCCCTGTACCGCGCACCATGCCTACCGATAACTACAATTTCAAAATCATGTCTGCCGAAGGTTTACAAATCACCTGCGACATGCTGGGCCGTTCCGGTGTCGTTTACGGTCGCCAATAATTTCCTTGTTTCCTGTAACTCCCCGGCGCGATGCCGGGGATTTTTTTTGTATGTGGAGAAGACAAATGGTCACTACAGAACAGGCACGGGAATATCTTGAAAGCCAGGGTATTGACCTGCCAGACGTTATCTTATCCTTGATGGTGGAGCAGGCAAACAGCGTTAACGAATGCCTTGATGCCAACTATCCGGCCTCCACTGCAACATTAATTCAACTTTACCTGATTGGCCTGTTAGGACTCACCCAGGCTAACAAATACGTTTCCTCGCATACTGGTACGAACGGCGCAAGCCAGTCATACCAATATGTTGATTTCAATCAGAAATGGAAAGCAGCCTATTCGTTGCTTTACTCCCTTGATAAACATCACTGCACCGCCGAATTGGTTCCGGCAGATCCACAGAACACCGCACACGCCGGGCTGTGGATAGGTAAAAGCGGGAGGATGTAACAATGTGGAACGACCTTACGTTACCTAAACCGCTATTGCCGAAGCCGTTCACCCGCGTGTGGGTGAAGACTGACACCGGGCGACAGGTGGCGGCCTATCTCAATGACGCTGGCGAATGGGTAATTCTATGCCCGCGTGTGGCGGAAACACACCCCAAAATCATCCAATGGAGTTGCGGCTATGAGTAAGTTATCACGATTCACTTACAAGGCATTAGCCACCATTTATCCCGTAACGCGTGATGATTGGACTAACTCAGATGTATACGGCACGCCATATCTTATTGATTGTGCATGGGAACGCACTGACGGGACGGCGACAGACGCAAACGGGAATGAGGTTAGCAACACGATAACCGTATATACCGAATTGCTTTACAAGATGCAGCCAGTGCAGCGCCCGGAAAAAGGGTGGATGATTGCCACTGGCGACACCACTGCTATTGCTGACCCGCTGGCGGCTGGGGCCAACTTTATAACCGGGATCGTTGAATGGGACATGAGCATGTTTCGCGACACACCGGATTATAAGATCGTCACAGGAGGTTAATCATGCCACTGAAAGGCGTCAGACGAGTCCGTATGAAAATGACGGAAGAAATCAGGAACATAGCAGACAAAAAGACTTATGAAGTGCTATGGATTGTTGGCAACGTTGCATCCGGCCTTGCATCTGGAATGACGCCAGTTGATACGGGTTTTTTGATTAACAGCATGTACCAGACTGTCGAGAAGAGCGGCAACGGCCTTTGCCTCAGGGTTGGATATACCGCCCGCTATGCTGAATGGGTGCATGACATGCCAGGGACATTAAAGGGACAGCCTCGCGAGCATTTCGGGAAAACCAATAACCTTTCAGATTTCGGCCCGAAACAGGTAGTTGGGTTCGGCGGCGGTACTGGGAAGGGTTATTACTGGGATCCGAACGCGGAACCGGAATTTTTGCGCAAGGCGTTCGAGGAACCAGATAATTTCAATGAGATCTGGAACACGATAAAATTTGGGTACCGGACGAAACAATCATGAAACGCAGCGAAGTATATGACGAAATAAGGGATTGGATTAAGTCCCACGGGTACGACGAAGGTTATATTTTGCAGGCCCGTTTCTGGAATGAGCGATCCAATTCGAATAACGACAGGTACATTGTCATACAGCAAAACGGCGGCGCGGCTGGTGAAGAAGCAGTAACCCGTGACTACTTCCGCATCCTGGTTATTTCAGCACGCAATGATGCAAATATCAGTGAAGTGGAAGATCTCGCCGACGCAATACGCCAGAGTATGATAACCGAGTATAAAACTGATAAAATTACACACATGAAACCGATTGGCGCTATTCCTGCAATGCAGACAAGAGAAGGGCGCTTCATCTTTACCGTAGCTTTTCAAACCATCATATCTAGATAAGAGGTAACAAACATGTCTCAGACTTGCAAAAAAGGTTCGTTTTTAGGCCGCGATGTTGTCGTATTCTATGCTATCGCCTGCCCTAATGCGAAGCCTGACGCTCAAAGCTACAAAGCGTTGGGCATGATGCGTGGTAAATCCCTGTCAGTGGAATGGGAAACCGCAGACGCCACCGCTGATAAATCAGCAAACTATACCAAAGAATCACTGGTAACTTACAAATCTGTTGCCTTCTCCGGCGACGGCGTATCCCGCACCGAAGAGCTCTACTATCAGAAAGAACTTAAACGCCACGTTATTAACCCTGACGGAACAACTGGGGCACAGCCTTACGTCTGGTTGAAACTCGTTTCCCCGCTCGACGTAACCGAAGGTCCGTTCCTTTGCACCTCCTTTAAAGAAGAAGATCCGCACGACGATGTATCCACCTGGTCAATTGAGTGCGAAAGCGCTGGCGAGGTCACAGTAGGCGACGTTCCGACAGAGTAACAGTAAATATTAACATCGGGGCCATTTGGCCCCTTTATTTTTAGGGTGACAACTATGATTCATGTTCGAACAGGACAATTTGCGGTCGTGGTTGACGGCAGACGTTACGAATTTAATCCCTGCTTTGCTGCAATGGCTAAGATCGGCAGTGACAGGGAACTGGTTAAATACTTCGCAACGGTTCACGGTGGCAGATACCCACAACGTTTGCCAATGGATACAGACCTCCGCAATCGCATTCTGGCGCGTTGTTATGGTGAACTGGTGCAAACGTCCATCCACATACTGAAATGTTGCTCAGAATGCGAAATAGGCCCGTTATTGGGCGAATGCAGCTTCACTCCTTCGGGTAAGTTAAGACTAAAACCAGGATTAATGCCAACCAGCGACGTTATCACGCTTGCGCAGCACTGCATGTTCCACGGTTTAATTGGTAACGGACCGGAGGAAGACGTTGTCGAGGATCAGGAAGGCGACTATAAACAGACATTCGACATCCTTGAGTATGTTTACTCCGCCGTTGCTCACCTGGGATTGTCTGAGTCTGAGGCGTGGGGTATGACAATGACCGGGTATCGGGCCGCTGTACGCGCTAAAACGCCACCAGACGAAAGAAACGAGAAACGTAAGCCAAACGTTCAGATAAATAAACGTGATTATGATGAGCAAATGGAGGCCGCCAGGAGGGTGCTGGAATTGATGAAAAAACGCAAGCAAGAAAAAGCCCGGAATTAACCGGGCCTTTATCTTTATTTGTATGCTGCAAATCGGCATCTTGCTTCGTCCAGGTCGTGAACATCGTACACGTTATCGTAAATGTAAGTTGCGACCTGTGCTTTCTGTACGTCAGTTGCGTTCGGGAACTCCATGCTTACGAAAGTCACTGCATCGACGTAGTGTTTAAACATTCTTTTATTAACGCACAGTGCGTAAATCAATACACCAGGCCAGAAAATCAGCGCACCAAAGAATGCCAGGAACATATTCAGATGTTTTTTCTGAGCTACAACCATAGTTGCGATAAATCCGATGAATGCAATTACCAGTTCCATGATACGCCCCCTTAATTACGTTTATCTTCAGTTGTCATCGCCAGCACTAGCACAGCCATCACATTAAATGCTAACCATGCTGTAATATATACATCTATAACCGTTTCGATTGCGTCCATTCCCCGCCCCGCTTATTTATTGTTTTTAAGTGCTTTCAGCATTTCTTCGATAAAGTCGGCATAACGCTCATGTTCGTTGGGGTGGTAGTTTACGTTTTTCATTTTCTTGTCCTCTTTTGCTTCCTCCGGTTAACCCGGCCTTTTAAGTCCCTTCGCTCTAGTCCTTTCCTTTAGCCTCTTTATACAAAATGTATTCGTTGAAGTAAAGCCATTTTGTATAAAATAGAGATCAGGATCACACTTTTTACGAGGTTAAATCATGTCCACCAGTTTAGGTACAATTTATTACGAAGTTGATGCAAAAACTGGTCAGCTTCTAGTCGCTCAGCGGCAGGCGGATCAGGCTTTTGACAGTATCGAGCGTGGCGCAAAACGCGCTGACCGCCAGGTGAACACGCTTAAGACGTCAATCAAAGCACTATCCAGGGTCATCCATCTGTTGCTTGCTGCGGAGGCTGTGCGCCAGTTTATTGACATGGCTGAGCAAGCAAAAATGCTTCGCGTAAAAATCAAACTGCTTACAGGTGAAGCGGAGGCCACGGAACGCGTTTTCAACAGACTGAAAGAAATATCAAAAGAAACAGGCCAAAGCCTCAAGGATACTGGCGACCTGTGGCAAGGGCTTGCCATATCGCTAAAAAACACATCCGCCACAGAAGGCCAGGTGCTTAACCTGGTCAGCACACTGCAAAAACTTGGCAACCTGGGCGGCGTGTCTGCGGAACAGCTATCAAACTCCATGCGCCAGTTCCGCCAGGCCATTGATGCTGGCGTGTTGCAGGCTGAAGAATTTAACTCAATACGTGATAACACCCCAACAATCATACAGGAAATGGCCCGACAGATGGGGTTGTCAATGGGTCAGTTCCGGGCTGAAATGCTGGACGGCAAGATCACGGCTGAAAGGATGCTCAACGCGATCCAGGCCTCCACGCAGGAAACGAACGAGAAGTTCGCGCAGTTGCCGCGCACAACTAGCATAGCCTTCAACGAGCTTAAAGTTGAGATGATGGGCGTTGTTGAACAGCTTGACGATCTTTTCGGCATATCTGACGGCGTTGTGACAGCAATAGACTTAATCACTGGTGGCGTTGAGGGATTGAGTAAAGGCGCAAAATTCGCCGCAACCTGTTTCAATACACTGAAAACCGCTGGTAGCGAGTTTATCGACATGTTTGACGATGTTGCCGTTAAGGCTGGCGAGGTGGCGGAAGAAATCATCAGAATGGTGACGCCAATCAAGGCGCTAATGGATGGCTACAAATGGATGAAGGAGATCGTAGACAAGCACAAGGAAGAGCTAAACAGCAACAACGAGAAGAAATTTGGCCCCACCATTGGCAAATTTATGACATTCAAGAATGACATAGAAAAAGCCACGGCTGCCTATGATGAGTTCATGCAGAAACAGGGTGAGGCTGACGATGGCAAGATCACGGGATTCGATAAGCCAGTTGGCAAGCCGAAGAAAGGGAAAAAAGGCAAAAAGGACAAGAAATCTGAGGCTGATCGGCTTGGCGATGAAGGTATAAAAGTGTCCGACCAGTACAACAAGGACGCCGCCGCCATGCGTAAGGCGCTGGAGAACGGCAAGGCCATTGATGCTGCATTCGCCCAGGGAAAAATAACCCTCCTTGAGTACAAGGCCGCACAGAAAGGGATAGGCAGGGAACTGAAGGACGAATTAGCGCAAATCCCTGTCGATGAGCTACGCGACAAATGGGACCACATAGTTAGCCCAATGGACCAGCTTAAGGGAGAAATTGACCCAATCAAGCAGGCGCAAAATGAATGGGCCGTTCGAAAACAAATGCTGATAGACCTGGGCGCTACAGAGGCGCAACAAAGACAGGCACAGTTGGAATACGAACAACAGATCCGGGATCTGAAATGGGAACAATGGCAGGCGCAAAGCGAAACAAACAGCCTGATTGGTGCTTGTGTTAGCGGCCTCACTGGTGGCATGGGTAATGCCCTTACCGGACTGCTAAACGGTACTCAATCGCTAAGCGAGGTTTTCGCCAACCTGGGAAGCAATATCCTCAACACCGTTGGCAACAAACTGTCAGAGATTGCCGCTAACTGGATAGCAGATCAGTTGATGATGGAAACGCAAAGCAAGGCTACCCAGGCAAGCACAACGGCGGGCGCTGTGGCTGCGCAAGGCCAGATTGCGGCGGCTGCG